GGGGTCAGTTGGATGGCGCGTTCATCCTTCGCTTGGCGAGTTCTGCGTACTCCGCGTTCAGCTCGATGCCGATGAAGCGCCTGTCGTGCCTCTGGGCGACGATGCCAGTGGTTCCGCTGCCCATGAAGGGGTCGAGCACGGTGTCGCCGACGCGGCTGCCGGCTAGCACGCACGGCTCGATCAGGGCTTCTGGGAACACCGCGAAGTGCGCCCCTGGGTAACCCCTAGTTCCGACCGCCCAGACGCTGCGCCGGTTGCGTAGTGCGCCGTTATAGGCCACGTCTTCACGGTCGGGCCGGTGCGTGCCGGCGCTCTGGCCGGGTATCGCCTGCGCTCGCTTGCTGTTCTCGCGCTTGAACGACGCCGCCCGCCCCGTTGGTGAGCTGACGGCCGGCTCTTTCACCGCTTCATGGTCGTAGTAGTAGCGCGGCTGCTTGGCGAACAGGAAGATGTACTCGTGCGCCTTGGTGCAGCGATCCCTGACGCTCTCTGGCATGGGGTTGGGCTTGTGCCAGATGATGTCTTGCCTGAGTATCCAGCCGTCGTCTTGCAGCGCGAAGGCGACCCGCCACGGCATCCCCATGAGGCTCTTGGGGCTGGGGTTCTTGAACGCCGCTTTCCTGGGGGTGTGGGGCACCACGGCGGCTTGCTTCTGGCCCTGGTAGTGCGTGCCGTGGTAGCGCTCGTTGAAGCCGGTGTAGATGTCGCCGCCTGGTGCGCCGTAGCTGTCGCCCATGTTCAGCCACAGGGTGCCGTCGTCTGCCAGCACGCGCCGGGCTTCGCGGAACACGGCGGTGAGCTCGGCGATGTACTCGGCAGGTGTTTGCCCCAAGCCGATCTGCCCTTCGACGCCGTAATCGCGCAGCCCGAAGTACGGGGGGCTGGTGATTATGGTCTGTACGCTGCCGGTCGGTAGGTCTGGTAGGTGTTGCTGCGCTTCCCCGATCAGGATCATGCGCCTAGTATATCAACAATAGTAAGACCGCGCCGAAAGGGGGGTAAAGGCGCGGTCTTAGATTGGGGATCGTCGCGGGCGAGGGGCGACGAGAGAAGTCTAGCAGAGGGGCGCGAGGCACGCAAGCGCTTGCGCCGCGCTATTGTGGGGCATGAGACTTTCCGCCCCGCCTATCGCCAAGTGCGCTTTCATGCGGCCATGAGGCGAACCATCCCAGAGCTTCTGGACACCCGCGTCTACGACACGCATGAACGTTACGACGCGCCCAGTCCGGTGGATAACTGCTACGAGCAGCGCCCTCCGAAACTCGAATCCGACTACTACTGCCGCGCCATCGGGCGCTGGGGCGACATGCAAGGCCCCGACCTGGCCGGTAAGTGGAAGTATTGCTACGCACGGGCTGGGGCTGGCACCAATCACGTGGGCCATGGCCGTTGCAGACATCACGGCGGTAGCAACCCGAACGTGGAGAACCGCTACTCTGAGCTCCTGAACGATTCCATCGGCGAGAAGCTGGCTAAGTTCCTGATGGATCCGAACCCCCTGGACTTGCGTGCGGAGCTGGCGGCGGCTAGGGCGTTGTTCGAGGACTTCGTGGAGCGTCACGAGTCGGTGACGGCGGCGCTGCTGGCGTGGCACGCCAGCTTCGATCCGCGCCGTCGCGGGCTGCATGACGCGCCGCTGTACCACTTCGAGGCGATCCGTTACGCCTTCGAGGGGTTGGTGCAGCAGGGCATCACTTCTCCTAGCGCCAGCGAGCTTCAGGCTGCGCTTGAGGCTGGCGTCGAGTTGGCGCGCCGCGACTTCCTTGAGGGCGGCAACGGCCGCGTGGATAACTTGGTGGTCGAGAAGCCCGTCAAGATAACGGACATCACGAACGCCGTGACGGTGCTGAAGACCATCAGCTCGCTGGCGACGACCATCATCAAGCACGAACAGGAGGCGTTCTTGTCGGTGTTCGCCGTGCGCATGTTGATCGAGGCGTATGGCGAACAGACGCGCAAGACGCTAGCCAAGCACCTTCGTAGGTTGGGGGTGAACGATGGCGAAGAAGTCGACGCGATCCTTAGAGATATCGCTCGGGGTTGGGAGTCCACACCAGCTCTCGAAACTAGCATCCCAAGGCTTGTTGCGGAACGACAGCAGCAAGACGAATACCTCGGGTCGTGATGGCGCTCGACGCCGCGTCTACGCCAACGACCCCTGGGGGTACATGGCTGATATTCTTGGTATTGCTACTCTTACTGAAGACCAGAGCACCTTCTTAGATAAGATAGTGCAAGGTAACCGTGTATTAGCGAAAGCGGGTAACTCCCTCGGGAAAACCCATTTGCTTGCCGCCGTTGGCGTGTGGTTCATGGACGCTGTTGCGGCGCAACTCGATACCGAGGGCCGCGAGGAGGGCGCTATCTGGATCATGACCGCCCCCGACGCCAGCACCGTCGACAGCACCATCTGGGCGCGCGCCCTCGAACACATGGAACGCGCCAAGCGCAACGGTTACCCCATGCCCGGCTGGTACTCGGACAAGAGCGTGCTGTGGCGCGTCAGGTCTGAGGACTGGTTCGTCGAGAAGCTGTCACCCCCCAGGCGCGTCGGGGAAGGCCAGCAACACGGCGCGGCCGGTCGCCACCACAAGAACCTCCTGATAACTATCGACGAGGGGCCTGGCGTCGACGAGGCGCGTTACCGCGCCGCCGAGGGCATGGCGTCAGGCGACCACAATAAGATCGTGGTGGCCGGCAACCCCACAGAGTTCTCCGGCCCGTTCGTGGAGATGGCCGAGGGCGCGACGTACACGACCATCCGCATAGGGGCGTTCACGCACCCGAACGTCATCCAGCGCCGCGAAGTCATCCCTGGCGGCGCGGTGTCGCATAAGCGCGTCGATGAACGCGTGAAGGACTGGTGCTTCGACAGGGGGGAGTTCGATCCCGACACGAACGTGCCGGACCCGCGCTTCTTCGACTTCCTGTACCGCCTGCACCCCTGGCTTGGTGACGACCAGCGGCGCGATAGCATCCCTGACCCGATGCCGGCCGACCAGAGGATCGTCGTCGACGGCCAGGAGTACCGCGTGCTCGGCCACGCCGACGCGCCTATCCACGTGTTCCGCCCCGACGGCCGCTTCCTGCCGACCGTTATGGGGCACTTCCCTCTTGAGAAGTCAGGCGGCCTGTTCCCCACGGCCTACATCGACCGAGCGTTCGGGCGCTGGCTTGAGTTGTCGCGCACCGGCGTCATCAAGTTCTTGGAGGGCAAGTCGTATCACACGGTCGGCGTCGACCCAGCCGAGGAGGGCGGCGACAGCCCGATGGTGGCTCCCATGTGGCTGCACAACGATCTGAAGGTCTACGACCGCATCCGCGACTTGCGGCGCGGCCTCGATTACGAGATCGCCGGTCGGGTGTACATGTACGGCCGCAAGGAGCCGCTGTACATCGTTGACGCCATCGGCGTCGGCTCTGGTGTGGCTACGCGCCTCGACACCGACTTCGGCTGCCGCGTGGAGCGCTTCAAGGCGTCCGAGAAGGCGTGGAACGACGAGGAGAATGGCGAACCGGCGTTCTACAACAAGCGCGCCGCCGCCTATTGGCGCGCCGCCGAGGCGCTGAAGCGTGGCGATATCGTCATGCCGCCGGACACGGAGCTGAAGGAGGAGTTGCGCGCTCACTCTTACGAGAACCGCAACGGCGCCATCCTGATCAGCCCCAAGAAGCGCATCCGCGAGGCGATCGGCCGCTCACCCGACAAGGCTGATGCGTGGGTCATGGCGCAGTGGGATGATATGGAGCAAGTCGAAGGCGGGGCGTTCTACGCCGCCGTCGGCGGTCGTGGGCCGGGCCGCGAACCGCCCAGGGATTACAGCATGTACACCAGGAGGTCGGGCAATGCTTAGCGTACCCAACATCATCATGGAGCTTGAGAGGTACGGCGGTTCTGCGCACCCTGGCGACATCGTGGCGCAGTGGGACGCCATCGACTCGTACTACCAGCGCCGAGCGGAGATCGAGTTGCCTGAAGCGGTGAAGGGCGAGACTGGCGACGGCGCTAGTCTGCGGCGCTTGTTCATACGCACCAACTACGCCAAGACCATCGTGAACTCGACCGTCACCATGACTATGGCGCGGGGGGTGCGCGTCTACGATGCGGCTGGCGTGCGCGACGAAGCCGGAGAGCGGCTGTTCGCTAAGTCGGACGTTCGCAAGACGATCCGCTACATGTCGCGCTACGGCGGGGCGTGGCTGCAAGCCGATAAGGGCTTGCCCGGCAAACCGTACCGCGTCTACAAGCCGGACGTGGCGCGCCGCATCATGCGCGTGGAGGATCAGGAGCAGGAGCACGCGGTCTTGGTCATCCAGCGCTTCGAGGCGCTGGGCGTGGGCGGCCGGGAGTACCGCCTGGCGCGTTGGTACGAGTGGGATGACGCCAACACCACCGTCAGGCGCTTGGACTTCCGCAACGACGGCGGCGGGTGGGTGTTGCTGCCAGGCAAGGCGAAGCAGTTCCCGTACATGCCGTTCATCTACGTGCCGAATCGCGAGGAGGACTCGATACCGGAGCAGTCCGACCTCATCGACGGCGTTGACGTGTTCAAGCAGTATGACGCGCTGCGCGTGAAGTTCTTGAAGGGCTTGGAGGACGAAGCGTTCCGCCTCATCTTCCTGGCGAACGTCAGCGAGGAGGTGGCGAGTCGCATTCGCAAGGCGGGTGGCTTGCAGGTCTGGCACGCCAAGAACAAGGCCAACGAAGAGGCTCCTGAGCTTCAGTCGGTAGCGCCGGCCGACTTGCGGCAGTTCCTTGACGGCTTGAAGGACTTGGTGGAAAGCCTCGCCACCGTCACGCGCACTAGCGTGCTTGAGCTCAACGAACGCCCGGTGCAGGACATCCCGGCCCAGACGTTGCGCGTGCTGTACGGTCCGCAGATGGAGCGTTGCGAGGAGACGGCAGAGCACCTGTCGCGTGCCTTGAGTCGGGTGCTTGAGATCGCGGGGCGCAGCGGCTTCACGGTGCAGATGGTCCCGTACCTGCCCATTAGCGAGGATAAAGTTCACCAGAACTTGAAGGGCCTGTTGGACTCCAACGCCTACAGCGCCTATCACCTGCTGGTGGATAGCGGTAAGACGCCGGTCGAGGCGCAGGAGATCATCGACCGTCGCATGGCAGAGTTGGGGCAGAGGCTTACCATCCAGACGGATCAGGAGATCCGCCTGGCGAAAGCCCAGCCGCAAGGTAGCGTGGAATGATGCTGCGCCGCTTATGGGAATGGTTGAGGCGATTGTTCGGGTGGCGGCCCCCCGACCCCGACCCCGACCCCGACCCCGACCCCGACCCCGATCCCGACCCCGACCCCGACCCCGACCCCGTCCTCCTGACTGAAGCCGGTCGGCGGCTACTACACGAGGACGGGAACCCCATCCCGCTGGAGGGCGTGTAACATTCGTGCATAACCTACCGGAAAGTGCTTATCTTATGCACAGCGCTACGGGGAGTCCTGTAGGCATTGTCGCCGTGGTCAGTGACCACAGCCCATCCCAGGAGGATTAGGGTCTATGTTTATGCACCGGACACAATGGTTGCGGGCCGCAACCGAAGGCGGCGGCGGAGACGCCTCGCCCGACAAGAAGCAGAGGGTAGATGAGGAAGTTCAGAAGCGCTACCGGCCGAGGGAGGTAAGGGAGTTGCTGTCTCGCTACAACGACGACCCTATCGCCGCCTTGGAGCACATGGTGGAGCAAAGCAACGACCTCGTGAAGCGGTTGATGACTGCGGAAGAGGGCGCTAAGTTCGACCTTGGCACTGCTCAAGCGCAGATCGCGGAGTTCAAGGCCACTGTGGCTGCGATCACCAAGGAGCGCGACGACGCTAGGGCGGTCGTGCAGGCCGCTGAGGCGAAGCAACGCCAGGGCGCTGTCGCTGAGGCCATGAAGCGCCAACTCGATGGCGATGAAACGCTGGCGCTGCGGACCCGCGCTTATCTGAAGCTGGAAGGTTACGACATCGACCTTGACGGCGATCAGATCATGCTGACGCGTGGCGAGAAGCGCCATAAGTTCGCTACCATCGTCAACGACGACTTCTACACCACCTACCCCGATGCCAAGCCCGTGTCCGACAACCCCCTCCCTGGTGGCGGGAACCCTGGCAAGAGAACCAGCCAGACGTTCAGCTTCGATGCTGATGAGGCCGCGAAGTTCTACAACGAACAACAAACGGCCAGCGACAAGTTGCTGAGCGACATTCTCAACCCGAAAGGATAGTTCATGGGAAAGATTGGTTTTACGATTGCTCCGGGGCCGCACGATGGGCTAGCCGAAGCTAACGTCGCCCTTCCCGTCGTGTGGGGTAACGTCCACGAGACGCGGGAGACGGGCGTTTACCTCGACACCAAGGGGTCGGACGGCAACGCGATAGCCGCCGTGAACGGGCACGTGTACTTGCGCCCCGGCACGGTGCTCATCAAGACCTCCGGCAACCTCTGGCGTGCCGTGAACCAGACCGCCGCTGCGTCTGCGCCCGACACGGACAAGAACAAGGCCATCTTCGAGGCTACCGCCGTCGGCATCCTCAAGGCCACCGTCGATCTCGCTGACGGCGGCGGCATGGTCGGCATCTACATCTCTGGCGGGTTCTTCGGCGCGCGGATGCCTAGCGTCGCTGCCAACGACACCCCCGGCCTTGAAGCGACCGCGCTGACGGCGCTGAAGCTCCGAGGCTTCAAGTTCGCGGAGGACTACTAAGATGCTGTATAACCTCTCGCACTTCGACGGCCTGCGCCCCGAGGACATCAGCAAGTTCGCCACCAAGCGCTTCATGGACTTGGTTCAGAACCCCACCCGCCTTGGGGAGCGTCTGCTGCCCTTCGTGCAGCGTGACGACTGGACCGAGGAAGTCGGGCGCGTCTCCTTCCGCCCGGTGGCATCCGCCGTCATCGCGCCAGACTCCGAGCTGCCTTCCGGGCCGCTCGGCACCGAGAGCACGCAGCGCTACAGCATCCTGAAGGGTGGCATGAAGTACACCCTGAACGAGTCTGAGCTGCGCAAGCTGCGCGACATCTTCCTGCCTGGCCGCCGTGTCACGCCAGCGGAGATCTTCCGCGCCCGGCCTTACCAGTTGGCTAACGCCCTGGTGACCGGCTACCTCGACCTGGCCGAGGCGCAGCGCTGGGAAGTGCTCTCTAAGGGCACTTACACCATCCCGAACACCTCCGTCGCCGTCGATTACGGCGTAGCTGGGGGCAACAAGTTCGCGCTCACCAACACCGACACGTGGAACGCCGACACGACCGCCGACGGGCTGGACGACATCCAGACTTGGGCGGATGCGATGAAGACGGACATCGGGGCGTACCCGCGCCTCATCGTCATGTCCACCAAGCAGCTGAACAACCTGCTGGCCCAGGCCGCGACCCGCACGCGCCTCGCCATCGCCGGTTACGCTGGCATCGGCGGTACGGTGACCGGCAGCACCACGCAGGCGAAGATCGAGTTCTTCCGCGATCAGCTCAACGCCTACCTGGCACGCCGCGAGATCGGGCCGGTCGTGACCTACGACCGCATGTACAACAAGTTCGACTTCACGGGGGCCGCGCAGCCCGCCGCCACGCGCTTCCTGCACGAAAACCGCGTGGTCGTCATCGGCCCAGCGGCTGTGGACGGCGGTTTCGGCTTCGATAACGGCTTCGGCTACCAAGTCGACGGCCCGGTGGTGGAGAACAACTTCGCCCCCGGCCTCTACACCTGGATGGCGGAACAGGACGAACCCTTCGAGGTGGCCATGAAGTCCGTCTTCTGGACGCTGCCCATCCTCACCGACCCCCGCACGCTCATGTGCGGCACCGTTCAGTAACCAGTAGTCACCCGAGGCGGGGCCAAGCGCCCCGCTTCGCCCCAGAGAGGTGAACCGTGGCGTTGATAGCTAAAGCAAGAGTCAAGTACGACAAGAAGTGGTACCAGCCCGGCGAAGAGCTCCCTAAGATGCCAGCTGAAGCAGCCAAGGCCCTCAAGGCTGTCGGCGCGGCGGCGGAAGGCACTGGGCGCGCGGAGCAGGCTGAAGCCAAGCGTCTCACGCAGCGCATGGCGACGCTCCAACAGGAGGTAGCCGAGGGTGAAGAGGAACTTGCACGCTTGGACGAGATCCTGAGTGTTCGTACCCCCGTATCGGAGGCGCTGGCCGACCGAAAGGCAGCGCTCACTCGCGCCAACAAGGGCGATGATGAGGCCGAGAAAGAGGCGGCCCAGGCTGCTGTCGTGGACGCAGAGGCGGCACGTGCTGAGGTGAAGGCCGCACAGAAGGCGCACGCCGCGCTTTCCGAGTCGATGGCCGCTAAGCGTGCGGCCTTGCAGGAGATGAGCTGACGTGACGCCGGTCGCCCCGAGTGAGGTGCTGGCAGCTTCGCTGCTGCGCCCCGCGTACTTCGGGGTGGCTGAGGCTGTCGTTGATATCGGCGGCTCGCCCGTGGCGGCGGTGGACGTGCCTGGCAACAAGGTGTATGGCGTGGTGGAGTCGTCGCGCCTCATCTTCGAGTCGATCCCAGGCATCGTCGGGCCACCAGAGCGGGTAAAGCTCGCGTTGATATACTACACACTGGCTCGACTGTTCGGCGTCCTCGCCGACGAGAAGGGCATGTTCGTTGGCCTGGTCACTCAACGGGGCGGCCAGGTCAGCACCCCCCTCGGCAGCCATGCCGAGTTGATGCGTGCCGCAAGCCGCAACTACCAGGAGGCACGCAACTTGTTCCCGGAGGCCGAGTGGCCCCCGCTTGACCCGGAGGCCAGCGGTGGCCTCATAACCGTCAGGCGTACTTATGTCCCGTGAGGGTTACTACTTCAAGATGCTTCAGCACGGCGTCAACGTGCTCAACGACGCCGCTGAGGATGTAGCCGCCTTCGAGGAGTACGCCGTCTACATCACGTTCCCCGGTCAGCCGGGTGTAGCGCCGGCCACGATAGAAGTAGAAGGCTACTTCGACACCAACCCAAGCCCAACCGCTTACGCTGCCGTCGGGCAGAAGGTCAGCCTCAACGGCATCCTGTACGTTCGCGCGACCCAGGCGCCACAGCGCCTCACCAACGTCTACGACCAAGGCGTGATCGCGGGGCTGACCTTCAGCGTGCGCGGTCGCAAGTACCGCTGCGTGAAGGCCGAGTTCGATCGCAGTGAGTACCTGTTCATGCTCTCCGATATGAACGAGGCCCCCAATGATCAGCTTCGCTGACATCCTCATGCGCGACTTGCAGCGCCTGGCGGCGGTGGCACGCGATAACGTCAAGGCGACCGGCTTGGTGCTGAAGGACGACTGGGAGTCGCGCTTCGGTGACGACGACCGTATCGGCGACGAGTACGGCAACGAAGGTAACGCCAAGCGGCTTTCCAGCAAGACCCTTGACGCCCGCGAAGAACGCGGCTACTTGGGCGATACCATGCTGTTCGACCCGACGCTTGAGCACGTCGAGGAGCACGGGATGCTGGCCGACAGCATCGAGTTGGNGCCGTTCACCGAGAAGCTCGGCGCACAAGGCCGCTACCACGGGCAGTCTGGCGCCTTCACGAAGCACCCCATCTTCCCGTACAACGAGTACGGCCTCGGGGTTCCGCCGCGCACCACCCTCCTGCCTACTGTGCTCACCGTCATCCCTAGGGAGAAGGAGGAGCTGCGTGCCGCCTACGAGGCGGTTCTGGGGCGGCCCGTGGTGGTGATCAAGTGAACCGCGTCGACGCCGAAGTCGATATCCGCCTCGCGCTGCGCAAGATGTACGCCGAAGGCATCGTCTACCCCCTGACGGGCGGGTACACGGATGACGTGATAACCGTCAGCGGCGACGTTGACGGCATCCCTTACGGCGACATCTACAAGCAGGGCGATTACTTCACGGAGCCGGTCGGGGCCGGGCTGCTCGGCAAGATCTACTACGTCGCCTTCTCCGAGGCCAACAACCCGACCATCAAGCTGCAACAAGAAGTCTCTCGCGGACAGGCGCGACCGAAGGTCGTGATCGTCGAGGACTTCATCCACTTCGAGGTGAACGACCCGCGTGTTCACATCGGCATCCGCAGTCGCGGCACGGCACGCTCCGGCTTCGTTCGCGCCCTGTACGGCGGCCGCGTGCTCCACGTCGATCGCGGCGGCTTCGTACTCACCGAACCGTTCTGGCGCGGCAGCTTCTGGCTACACGTCGAAGGCAAGGACCGCTTCGAGACGGCTTACGTGTTCAGCATGGTCAACAGTCGCCAGAAGCTCATCACGGACATATACAAGTTCGAGATCGACTTCGTGCCCATCAGGGTGGATGTCGTGAACCTAGAGGCGAACGGCGTGTTCCGTAACGTCCTGACGGCGAACGTCACCGCACGCTGCACCGCCGACACGCCCGTCCACCAGCTGCCGGATGGGATGCCGGAGGTCTACTTCGGCACGGACATCATCACCGGCGTTTCTCCCGTCATCGAGGACTGGGACCGCGGTGAACCGTTCCCCTGGTACGCGGAGCGGGTCGGCAACTACCCGCTCAGCCAAGAAGCCGACGACGCCGGAGTGGCGGATATGCCGCCCACAGAATAGGAGAGGTTATGCAGTATCAAGTCATGCGGAAGGGCCACAAGGTCGGGCATCACCGCCTTGAGTACGGCTCCGTGGTCACCGCCAAGGCGTTAGGCACGACGGATGACGCACTGCGGGCGTTCGTCGAGCGCGGCGTTCTGGCGCAAGTTTCCAGCGAGAACACCGAGAAGACTGGTAAGAAGACCAAGATGGTGGAGGACGCATGAGAAGTTCTGACGTATTCAAGCTGAGGGAGGACTTCCAAGGCGCGTTTGGCTCGCTGCCATCGGAGGTCGCCCCACGACTACTCTTGATCGGTGACTTCCCTGCCGGTCGGTCTGGACTCAACAGCTTGCCGCCTGGTAGCGGCCTCAGCCTCGGCGATGTCATGCGCGAGTATGGCGACGGCAACGCCGACTACAACCTGGACTACGCCAAGACCTTCGCCTCGCGAAGCTACAACGGCATCCGGCCAGCAGGGTTCGACATCTACAACGTCAAGCCCGCCGACGCGACCTTCGCGCAGAGCGCCATCATCACCGACGCTGCGGTTCCTAGCGCCGTCGACCTGTTCCGCTTCAAGGCCATCGGCCCCGGCGCTGCGTACAACAGCCTCACGGTCAAGGTGACCATCAGGCGCATCGTCGCCTCCCACCCCGCTGGCAACAACACGGCGGTGTGCGACGTTGAGGTGCAAAGCCCGAACCCTGACGCCTCCCCAGAGCTCTTCGAGGGGCTGGTGTTCACCTACGAAGGCGGCACGGCGGGCGCTTCCGGCCTGCACCGCACGCGCAACGCTAGCGTCATGAACGATCCCGTCATGGGCAGCCGCTACGTGCGCCTTGAGTACCAGCCGACGGCGGCGACCAGCACCATCAACGCGAACCGCGTGGCTGGCGATTCTGTCACGGCGACCCTCACTGGTGCCACGAACGGCTCGGCGCTGTCCAACAGCAACTGGGAGGCCGCCATCGACGCCGTGTCGGGCATCGCCTTCCGGTGGTTCACCATCGCCAACCCGCCCAGCACCGTGGTTCGCGCCTACTTGCACAACACCCTCAAGACCGCGCCGTTCCGCCTGGTGTTCCTGAACCAGATGTACGGTGAGACGCTGACCGACTTCATCAACGACACCGACACCTACGGCGACGGCCCAGGCGACGGCACCGGCGCTAAGTTCTTCGGCTGGGGCGCTCAGGCGGCCGTCAACGGCCGCGAGGTCCCGGCCAGCGCCGCGTACCTAGGCGAATGGTCGGCTAAGATCTCCGCTAACGGACTCGGCGGCTCGTACCCGGTCGGCAACTCGCCGCTCGGCTTCCGCTCCATCTCCGTGAATGACAACCTCACCAAGGGCCAGATGGACGCGGCAGCGGCAGCGGGCGTCAACTACCTCAAGCAGCTTGATAGTGGCGCTTACGGCGTCCACGGCTACTACACGCTCGATGACCAGCTTGATCGCATGGGCGACCTGGGCGTGCGCAGCATCATCAACGACATCGGCCGACGTCTCGCCATCGCGTTCACGCCACTGGCGCACAACCGGCCGAACAACGCCATCACGCGTGGCACCATTCAGCGCCTCGGCGACCAGGCCATCATGCCTTACGTCAACTCCGGGGCGGTGAAGCGTGCTTCGACCGGCACCTTCGACCTGATGGAAGTCCAGAACCGCTGGCAGGGCGTCAGCTTCCCGAGCCTGCCCGGCTGGGCGGTGTTCATGGCGAGCATCAAGCTCAACGGCACCCTCGGCGGGGTGTTCGCGCACCTCACCGACGCCGAGATCGAGGGCCTGACCAGCATCGCTGGCGGCGCCCCGGCTGCGCCAGCGGCTGCGGCGGGAGGGAACTGATGTACGAAGTCGAGTTCGCCATCAACACAGAGACGCTAGGCCGCCTGTTCACGCAGGCGCGTATCGACACCGAAGGGGTCGACCTCTCGCTCATCAACACGCGCGTCTGGAACGCCGTCGGTGCCCCGCCCGCCCGTCCACTGGGGTTCAACCCCAGTTACGATCAGGGCGCACGCGGCCCGACGCCTCGCGTGACGCCGTTCACCGTGGAGCGCTTGACCTGCACCTTCCCGGCCTTCGTCGTGAAGGGCGATGCGCCCGCTACGCGGCATTACCTGAACGAGAACATCACCGCCTTCTTGGATTGCTGCGTGAAGCTGGCGGCCAGACGGCCCGACCTCATCCCGCAAGCCACTATGGGCATCACGGTGCGCGGCCTCTTCGAGGAGAACGAGCCGAGCGACGAGAACTCCGCGTCTGCCGCTGAGCTCTACAACTTCGAGGACGTGTACGAGAGTGTCGTGGTCGTGTACGCCGGTGGTGACAACAGCAACTACTCCGTCGCGTTCGATGTGCTGAAGCGTCCTAAGAGGACGACTATCAACCACTACGACGCCACTTGATCTAGGCGTTTCCGCCCCGTAGGGCGTTCTCGCACCAGGCCCCCACTTGCTACGGGGTGGGGGCCAACAAATCAAACCTCCCGCCGTAGCCGTGGAGGACGGTATGAAAGCTAAGCATGTTCGTCTGATTTACGGCGTCATCCTCACCGACGATGGTGGGCTGGCGCCGGTTGTCGATTACATCGAGCCGTTCACGCTCGAACTCTTGCACCCCATCGACGGCGTTGACAAGATCGACGTGCGCCCCAACACGCTGCGCCAGGTGCTCGATATTCACGAGAAGGCGGCGAGGGATGCGCGTCCGGGTTCGCGCCAGTACGGCGAGGCCGTGATGCGCCTCAACCTTGAACAGCGCACCGATCCGGTGCTGACAGCCGCGCAGTTGGACCAGATGGCCGGCGTTGACTATGACGCCCTCAACCGGCTCATCGACTCTGGCACGCACCCATCCACCGGGCAGGAGGCGTTCTCGCTGCGCGATGACGTGGACGTGACCCGCGATGCGTACCTGAAGCTCCACACGATGCAAGACCGCAAGCTAGCGGAGCAACGCCTGCCGACCGATGGTGGCGACGAGACGGTGCTCTTCAGCGCTCAACTGACGTGGTTGGTGACGCGCTTCGGCACGCCAGAGGCGGGCATGTTCGACAAGCGCGGCGACGTGCCGTTCGCGGCGTTCATGAACATCACTTGGTACGACTTCCAGCTCCTGACTCGCCACTTGATGATGCGTGATTACAAGCCGCTCAGCGAGATATTGGAGGGCAGGGTGGATGTTGGCGGCAAGCCAACCCCGTTTCCCGGTGTACCTGAAGATGGCGATCCGTCAGCTAAGCCAAAAGATGGTAAGCGGCGAGTTGCCGGCAAGTGATTGGATAGAACACCTGTACAACATGCAGCGTGCTCACGAGGTGGCGCGTAAGGGGTACATCATGTACCTCAAACATTCCGGCGAACGAATCACCGACCTCCGTACCCTGCCGTTAGATGAGTTGCGCGAGTGGTATGACAGCGTGCGTGACGCGAACGAGCGCGAGGCAAAGCGCCGCAAGGACGCTATCCAAGCCATGCAGCGCAAGCGCGGCCGGGGGTAGTCATGCCACCGGGTGAGAAGGGCGTCAGCATCTTCGGTGCGTCCTTCCGGGCGGATATCGACTTCTCGAAGGCGCTCACAGAGGCGCGGAACCTCGACACGGCCATCAAGTCCATCGGGGCGTCCATCAAGGCGATGGTCCGCGACTCGGTGGGGCAGCTCGATAGCCTGGCCGTCGCCCTAGCGTCCGTCAGCGCGGCGGCGGCTGGCGCTGGGGTTGCCGGGGTTGGGGCTAGGGCTGGGGCTGGGGCCGCAGCGGCGGCGGCGGCTGCCAGCGTCGGGGNGCGGGGCGCGTCGCCGTCTCAAGGAACGATCTTCGGCGGCGTGCCCATGCCGGGCGGCACGGTGTACTTGCCTGGCCGGGGGAGCATCGAGTTCCCCCGCGCCGCCCGGCCGATCGCTACGCCGATGACCCTGCCGTCAGCGCCGATGCCAAGCGGCATGGTGTACGTTCCCGGCTACGGCTCCACTTACACCCCGGAAAGCGCCGCAGGGCGGTCGCAGCAATGGAGTGGCGGCCCCGTCGCCGGACGGACCTACACCAGCGCTGACGGGCGCGTGTGGCGCATCGGCCCGAACGGCACGTACCACCAAGTCGGTGGCCCTGGCTACACGCCGCCCCCACCCGGTGGCGGCTACACACCACCCCCTGGCGGCGGCTACGCACCTCCACCCCCCGGTGGTGGCGGCGGCTTCACGCCCCCACCTCCCCCTGGCGGCGGCTACGCGCTTCCGCCCCAGGGAGGCCCCTCCTACGGCGGGCAGGGCATGTACGGCGGCCGCTGGGTCGGCTTCAGCGACCTGTTCCCCGGCCCCAACCTAGGCGGCATGTGGGAAAGCACGTGGGGCGGCGTGAAGCACGCCAGCGGCCAGTACCGTCGCGTCTTGGGCGGCGTTCGCGGGATCTTCAACTACCAGAACCTGATGCGCGGCGCGGCCGGTTTGTACATGGCGCAGAACATCGGCAACGTCGTCGGCTACGCGGCGCAGAGCACCATCGGGCAGGCTCTGGATCTAGAAGAGCGCCAGACCTTGCTTCAGAACGCCTTGATGTCCGACAAGCTGGGTATCTCGCGCCAGTTGGCGGGTAGTGAATCGCGGCGCCTCATCTACAGCGATTACTTCGCCGGTATGCCCGTCACGGCTCAGGAGATGGGTCTGTCGCGCCCCGAACTCGCGGAGCAGTTTCGCCAGTTGGCGCCTATCATCCGCATCACGGCGCAGACGCAAGACGAGTTCCAGGCTGGCTTGCAGACGGGCGCTCTGGCCCGCGCCTTGCTGGTCGCTCGTGACCCGGTGCAGGGCACCAAGGGCGCGATGGTGGCCCTGTCGGAGCTCTACTCCGGTGGCCCCGACCGCTTCCGCTCGTTGGCGCTGCGCTTCGAGTTGCCGAGGAACCGTCTCCTTGAGATCGAACAGGAGATGGGCGGCGCTAACGCGGCGGATCCTGGCAAGGTGCTCATCCAGATGCTCTCTGAGATGGGCTTCGGGCCTGACTACCTGACGCGCCGTGCGGGTACGACCGCCGGCCAGGTAGACCGCATGGGCGCGTTGTACCAGAACTTCCGCGTCGAGTTGTACTCCGACTCGTTGGATAAGGTTCGCACGAACTTGACGCAGCTGAACGACGCTTTCGAGTCCTTCCTCGATTCCAACGCCGGGGAAGAGGTCATCTCGCTCGTCGACCGAATATTCGGTAGCATCACCGGCTTCGGCACCGGCCTCGTGTCGCAGCTTCTGGGGACCTCACTGAACGCCGTCGTCGACAGCTCGGATCCTATTCGCACGGCGCGGCACATCTCGGAGTACATGCAGACCCGCAACGGCCAGTACGTCGACAGCGCCGGCGCGATCCTCACGGCTGGGCAGGCGTTCGTCGACGCGGCTAAGCTCATCACCGACAAGCAGTTCACTTGGGCGGCGCGCGCCCCGCAGTCGAACACTTTCGCCAGCCTCAGTATGCAGTCGGCGTTGATGGCCAGTGGACTAATGGGCGGCATGGCCGGCACCAACTGGCTGCTCGGCGGGGCTGGGGCGGGCGTCGTGAAAGCCTTCGCGGGCGGGGCGTCGGCGGGGTTCGGCGCCCTTGGCAAGGCCCTCATGGCGGGGCCAGCCATCCCGCTCGCGGCGGCGGCGGCCATCGGAGTGACCGCCGCCACCGCCATGCAGAGTGGGAACATCGCCCGCAACTGGCGTGAGTTCGCCGCGATGAGCCCAGAACTCGCGGCGCAGGCGGGTTACGACGCGAACATGAGTGGTTCTGAGCTCTTCTGGCGGCGCGTCGGCAACGCCGGCAGTCACGTGCTGGATGTCATCACCCCCAGGATCAAAGGCAGTCAGTTCCCGGAGTGGATGCGCCCCGGCCCCGACCCCGCTTGGACGATGCAGGAGGCGATGCGTAAGGGCGGCATCGCCACCATCTTGCGTAACCGCGCCGCGCTGATGATGACCGAGGGCGCCAGCGAGAGCGACATCCGCAGCGACCTGGCGCTCACGGTGGACGAGTTCTACCGCGCCAACCCGAATGTTCCGTACAACAACACCGAAGTGTTCCAGGCTGTGCAGTACGCCATGCAGCCGGTGATGCAGGGTGACCTCACCATGTCAGGCGAGGCGCTGCTCGGGGTGGCGCTGCGGCGCTCGGTGCAGACGGGCCGCGCTGCGTTGGTGGGCGAGGACGGCGCGGTGTTGAGCTCGAACGCCGTGGTTGACGTTGAGAGCGCGGCGCGCATCGGCGACATCTGGGATAGCGTCGTCGCGGCCCAAGGTGGCGAGGAGCAAGGCATCGAGTACCTGAAGGGCATCCTCGCTGCCCTAGGCGTGATCGAGGGGAACACCAAGAAGAGCGCGGAGGCGCTGACCGCTACCAGCTACTTGCGCCCCAGCCAAGTCGGTGACGTGTTCACCGGCTTCGTGCAGGATCCCGACTTGCGCTTCATTCGCGGCACCAGCATCCCGCGCCCCTCCACGGCCTCGCCGAGCCCCGCAGCGCCGAGTGTGGACGACAGCAAGGCCGCCACGACGGCTGGCGGCAACTTCTGGGGCGGCGTCATCACGGAGCCTTACGGGGCGGCGCGTAACAACAGTTACGGGTCGCACACCGGCCTTGATGTGGTGCTCAGCGACCCGAACATCAAAGCGCTGGCCGGGGGGTCCGTCGAGTACCTGTACACAGACGCCGATTACGCCAGGAACGCCGACCTGTTCGGCGGTGGCGGGACCAGCATCTTCGGGAATAGCGCCATCTTCCGCGACGCCTACGGACTAGCGACCATCACTTACTCGCACCTGTCTGACGACACGAAGGCGCAGTACGGAGCCGATCCGCGTGGCGTGCGCGCCGGGCAGGCGTTCGCCGTGCAGGGGAACACCGGCAAGGTGTACAGCAGCAGCGGTGGCGACGGCACACATGTCCACATCGGGGCCTACCGCGATGGCCAGCGCGTCGACCCGATGAGCCTTGACGGCCTTTACAGCGGCTTCAACACGGTTCAGCCGCCCACGGATACCGGCAGTACCGTGAGTGCGCCGCTGACCATCGACGTTGGCGGTGTCAAGGTGGAGGCCGCGCCGGGGCAGTCGGCTGAGGAGATCGCCCAGGCGACCGTCGACGCCATCCTTGATGGCCCCGACTTGAAGCGCAACTTGTTCCAGGCGATATCGGATCTCATCGTCCGGGAGCTGGCGGCCCCCATCTCGGCCCGCAACGCTCAGTACGCCGCGAGAAGTGGAGCCAGGTGATGGATAGCCAACGTGAACTCCCACCGCCAAGCTTCTACCTCAGCACCATCAAGACGGGGCAGTTGTGGCTCTTCAGCGACGTGCCGATAATCTCCGAAGGGTACCGCAGCACCTTGAACATCCAGCCGCTGCCGGGCATGAACGCGCCTTACGTCAGCCAAGGCTACGGCTCGGGGTTGGCGTGGTCGTTCGAGGCGAAGCTGAACGCTTGGAACAAGTTCCTCGCCAGCGAGGCGAGGTCGAGTGGTCGCGACCCTGGCGCTAACGTGTACGACGAGTACCTGGCCATCAAGAAGTTCATCGACGATAACGGCCCCAGCCCACTGATGCTGTTCCACGCGCCGAAGCGTGACGCTATGGTGGTGGCGCTTCAGTCGCTGGACAGCGAGATCGCGCTGCAAGAGGATGTTCCCTCGTTCGGCGGGGCCGACGCGCAGATGCCAAGCACCATCCCGGTCAGTATCACCCTGATGCAGGTTCCAGAGTACAGAGTAGAGTTCAACTGATGCCCATATTCGTTATCCCCCACCGGCAGCGCATCTGGCAGGCTATCGCTAGCGCGTACCGGCCGCCGAACAACCCGTTCGCGCTGTACGCCGAGGATGAACGGATCGGCAAGTACCACGCCGGCACGCTGGGCATCAACTTCCAGTCTGGCGTGAACACCCTCAGTCTGCATAACGCTTGGTTGACTGGTTATTGGCCCGGTGGTTACCCGCTGCGCATCCCCAGTGAGGGTCGCGCCGCCAGCTTCCCCGACATGATCTCGCCGTGGACGGCGGCTAGCGGCATGGGGTACTCGATCATCCCCAACACCGAACCGCTGGTGCCGCCAGTGGCGGTCAGGCACGGCGACGTTCCCGCGTGGGTGCAGGCGTACTTCAACTACCTTCAGAACCAAGTGGACATCTATGGCGTGGTCGTGAGGCGCGAACGACGGCCAGAGGTGGCGCGGTGAGGCCGGACACTACCGGCCTACTGGTCGGTGGCGGCGGCTCTAGTGGTGGCCGGGACCTCGGCGGCGGGGGCTACGTGCTCGGTTTCCAGCCCGCCTTTCGCGTCTACGTCAACGGTAAGCGTTTGATGACCCAACTTCGTCAGGGCGGGGTCCAGGCGGTGCGCGGTTACGACGCGGCGATAAGGCGCGTGGAGGTCAACCTCGGCATCGACCAGGTGCATATGGCGACCATCACCATCATCGGCGAGGAGTCGGCCAAACTGGTCGGCGCGGAGTTCGAGAAGACCATGCCTGTGCGCGTGGAGGTCGGCTACGAGGATCGACCGAGCAGCTTTCAGGAAGTGTTCAGTGGGTATATCATGCAGGCTTACCCGGCCGGCACGAACCCCGTGGCAGTCGATGTCGAGTGTGATAGTCAGATGTTCCAGGCACGCGAAACGCGCACGTCGGCCACCGGCACCGAGGCGGCTCAAGTGCTGTACATTGCCGACACCCTGCTTCAGCAACGCTTCCCCATCAGCGCTAACGTTGAAGATGTCGCGCAAGGCGAGGCCGACGAGGGCGGCGAGAGTGACAACAACCTCCTCGATTACATACAGCGCTGGTCCAAGGCCAACTTCGTTCATTGGCTTGACCAGATGAACGGAGAGGTTCACTTCTTCTACCCTGGCGCTAAGCCGCAACTCGGGCGCGAATATCGCACGTGGACGCTCTCCACGCGTCGTACCCAGCTCGGCGACACCAACCCGCCGATCCTCACCACCTGGACGCCACGGCAGAGCTTCGTGGAGTCGCCGGCTACCATCGAGGCGACCTGGGTCGCGCCAGAGGAAGGCTTGGATCTGAAGTCGGTGGTCGTGTCGGCCACAAACCCTATGGGGGTGGAGGGTACCTCGCTGCACATCGGCTTCTTGTCCACCGCCACGCAGCAAGACGCCCAAGATATCGTCGACCGCGCTGCCGGTGATTACTACTGGGCGTCCATCGAGGGCGACTTCGCGTTGCTTACGGGACTCCCCATCCTACCGCTCGACGAGATCAAGGCCCTCAACCCGCCTCCGGGCCTGGAAGACCTGTACGCCACACCTATGGAGATAGTGTCGGTGACCCACATCATCGACGAGTCGGGTTGGCAGACCAAAGGCGCCTTGCGCGGCGGGCGCGGCGCGGAGGCCCCCGCATGATCTGCCACATCTCCGAGGTCGTGGAGGCGAACTACAAGGCTTCACCCGAGACGAACAAGGCAGGAGTCAAGTACCCCCGCCATTACGCACGTGTGAAGATGCCGTGGATCGCTTCCGTCGCCAACCCCGACCCCATCACCCCGCACCCCATCCCGGTGTTCCTCAACCACTTCCACGGCGATCAGATGGACTGGCAGCCGTTGAAGCCGGGCACGCGTGTGGTGGTGGCTCCGGTCGATAGGTCGCCCATCAACCCTATCGGCTTGGCTGTCATCGCCTACGGGCCGCAGAACACCGACGACCGCTACAGCGACTTGCGCGAGACGGTCGATTACACCAAGCGCGCGGGCAACGGCGGCGAGGACCGCTACGTGAACGCCCCCTCCGACCCGGTGTTCGGCCCCAACGGGGATGTCGGCCGCACGCACCTCGATAGTCGCGGCCACGGCTGGCAGACGCGGCACCCCTGGCCGACCGACCCCAACCGCGACACGTCGGAGGTCATCGGGCCGTCCACCGTCGTCCTGGACGAACACCGCCTCGACGACACCGTGGTGCGCTGGCGGGTGACGCACACCGGCCTGGGGGTGGTCTACACCATCCTGGCCGACGGCGTAGCCAAGGCCCTCACCATCAAGGACGACAAGGGCAACAGCTTCGTGCTGAACACCGCGAGCAACGACTTGATCCTCACGCTGGTACGCGGCATCAGTCTGGCCGCCGTCAGGCTCGGCTTCTACGGCACTACGCCCATCACCAAGCCCGCCGTGACCGGCACTAAGACCGCCGCTGATGGCGCAACCACCCCGGCTCTCGCTAGCCTGCTAACAGCGCTAGCCGACCTGGGGCTCATCACGAATAGCACCACATGATTCCTGCGGCGGCGTCGATGCCCACAGTAGCGTCGTTACGGAGGCTGTGATGGACCCCGTACTTGCTTACTTCGATGTATCCAACGGCGGCGTGTCCGTACCGGAGACGTTCAGCTCCCCGCTGGCGCGGCAGATCGCCGACGCCTTGCGCATCCGCACCAACACCATTGCCGGACGCCCCAACTTCGGCAACTTGGCCTTGGAGTTCATCCACCAGGGCCGCGCCCTACCGGCCAGCGTTCTGCGTGATTACGTCCTGCGCACCCTGCAAGCCTTCGTGCCGGGCATCTTCTTCCAGGTCGTGGCCGATGATGACATTGACGAGGACGGCTTTCAGCGCTTCCTCGTGGAGTACCGCACCCCATGAGTTACCTCATCGACCAAGAGGCGTGGCTGGCGTTCTACGCCGAGCGCCTACAAGTATCGCCAGAGAACCTAGGCGAACGCGACATCCGCCTGGCGCTGGCCCTGTATCACGGCATCTACTTGCCGACCGCCGCCACCATCGAGCTCCGCAGCAACGAGCTCGACTTGCGGCAGCGCTTCGCTGAGTTCGGCTTCGAGCCGGATGTCGCCAGCTTCGCCACCGCTAAGGTGCGCGTCACCGTTCCCGCCGCGCCAGCTGGTGGCAGCTATTCCTTGGCCGCCCCGTTCATCGTGGTGCAGGGAGACTTGCGCTTCATCGCCACCGAGGCGCTGGTCATCCCCGTGGGCCAAACGGTCGGTGAGGCGGAGATCAAGGCCGAGATGCAGGGCCGCGACGGCACGCCGGATGAGGCGGCGGCGTCCATCACCGCTAGCGCCGGCTGGTTGCGCGGAGCCACGGTGGTCATTGCCGATGTCTCGCCGGGCCGCGACGGCAGCGAGATCGCGGAGATCCGCACCCTCTTCCGGGCTTACGCCTTCAACCCCCAGGCGCTAGTGCGCGACGTAGACCATGCGGATTACGTGGGGCTCAACTTCCCCGACATCGGACGCGCCTTCGCCAGCGCCCGCACCGAGGTGCTTTACACACCGCCCTCCACCTACACCAAGACCGCCCCGAAGGCCGGGCACTTGACGCTAGCCCTCGTCGACCAGGCTGGTGGTGCCGCCATTGACGCGCAGACCACGGCGGTGAAGGACGCCCTGCTGCACGTCACCGTGCCGTACGGCGCGTCGGCGCTGCATGTCATCCCCGCTCAGCCGGTTCCCATCAGCGGCACCATCGAAGCCGTGATCGAACCGGGGGCCGACGAGGACGACATCAAGACGAACATGCTTGAGGCGATACAGCGTCACCTGGATTGGCGCACCTGGCCGCACGAACGCCCCGTGTTCGCGGGGCAGCTGTGGGGCGCCATCGCGTCCGTGCCGAACGTTCGCTACATCGTCGACATCACCCTCAACGGCCGTTTGCTTGACGCGACCCCAGACGCCCTTGTCTACGAGTTGGAACCGTGGGAGTACCCGACGCCTAGCATCGCAGCCGGAGACATCACGCTCACCGAGGCGCAGTGATCCGCGCTTACCACGACCCGGCCCTACTACGGCCCATCAGCCGGGATAGGTCGTGGCTCGCGGCGCTAGAGTTACCAGCCGGTCCGCAGCATTACCGCGAGAAGCGCGTGTACATCCACAACCCGGACCCGGCGACGGTCACACTCACCTTGAGTCACACGAACGCCGACGCGTCGTTCGACATCTCGATCCCGGCCACGCACAGCGCCACCACTGGGGTGACTAGCTTCCTCATCCGCAGCACCGTTCGCCCCGCCGCCCCGCTACCGTCGCTGACCGACTTCGCCGTCACGGCAGCAGGCTTCCGGTTGGAGGTCACTGCCTTCGCGCTGCCGGTGGCCGACGAACGCTTCGGCCGCCAAGATGTCGGCCCGCTGCGCGACGTGAACGCCCTCACGCGCTACGTGGCGTCCGGCATGGGCTTCGTAGACCAGGAGTACCAGGACAGCATGGTGGCGTTCATGGTGGATCGCCTGTATGACGACGCCATCTGGGCGCTGAATAAGCACTACTTGTACAACCCGCTCTACTGCCCCATGCGCCTCGTCAAGGCGCGCGCGAACTCGATGGGCTACGACCCGCCCGGCGTGCCCGGCCTGCCGCCGCAAGTGCGGCGCTTCGTCTACTCGCAAGCCTTCCGCCTGGCTCGCGCCACCGGCAGCCAGGAGGGGGTGCTCAGCATCTTCCGCGCCGTCGGGGTGCAGCTCATGGGCGTCGACGTGTGGCGCGAGGACTTCACGTGGTTCGTGCGCGTGCCGCAGTGGGTCCTGGGGCAGTTCTCTTCCGCGCTACTCGCCGTGCTGGCGCTTTACCACGTCGACGCCTACTGTATCGTGAACTTCGGCGTGCAGGGCGACACTCTCGGCAACGACTATTACGACATCCGCTACACGGGCGACGGCATAGCGCCCATCGGCCCTGGGGCCAACTTCCTGCTTCTGGAAAGCGGAGACATCATCCTGCTTGAAAGTGGCAGTAAGGTCATAATCGAGTAGGAGGAGTGATGGCTGATACCAAGGTAAGCGCACTACCCGCCGCCGATCCCCTGACCGGGGTTGAGCTCGCGTATGTGGTCCAAGGCGGGACCAGCAAGCGCTCGACGGCGGCGGCCATAGCGGCGCTGGCGGAACCAGCGGTCTACGTCGCGCTCGGCAACTCGTCGGGCACGGCCACGGTCAACTGCTCCAACGGCGCACAAGTGACCGGCACGATGCGGCTCACGGGCAACGTGACCCTCGCACCGTCCAACGTGCCGTCCGGCAGGCTCGTCACCATCACGCTGCGCGTCGTCCAGGACGGCACGGGCGGCAGGACGCTGACGTTCCCCACGAACACCACGATCCTGAACGGCGGCGACGGCTCGATAGCAGGCGGCGCGAACCAAGTGTCGGTCGTGACCCTGGTGACGGCAGATGGCGGCTCCACGTGGCTGGCGGTGGTGGCAGACGTGCGCCCCACGCAGTACGAGTCCTTCTACCTGAACCCACCGGCAGACGGTAACTACTACATCACCTTCACGCATCCGGTGACCCTGAACCTAAGCGGGGTCGCGAAGCGCGGCCTCGGCACCACCACCATCGGGTACGCGAAGTCCACGGACGGCACTAGCTTCACGAGCGTGACGGGTTCGCAGTCGTTCGCGGCTAACAATGTGCTGCGCGTCAACGTGACGGGCTTCAACACGTGGCTGGCGTTGACCATCCCTAGGACGGCGTAATGGCGCCCGTCCTGCTTGGCCTAGGCACGGCGGCCCCACCGGCTGCCACCGACAAGACGTTCTACACGGCCGCGAACACCGACACGCTGTTAGCGTCGGGTAGTGCCATCTACACCGAATACTTCGACATCATGACCAAGTCGGCGCAGAAGAGTTGTTACATCCGCCTTCCCAACGTCACCGTGCCGAAGGACGCCACGATCGTCTCCGCTTCGGTGTCGTGGGTCGTGCGGTGGTACGACAACTATCCCGCCGCCTCGTACACGGACGACGCCGTTGACTGGCTCGACTACTGGGTAGAGCGAGTCGATAACTCCCTCGCGCCGACCACGTATGCCGCCTTCAACACCCGCGTAGGCAGCTTCTCGGCGGATAAGCGGCTGTACAAGTCCGGTATGAACGGCGGCGACAGCGTGCGGGTCGCGGAGTCAGACATAACCTCCGCTATCCAGGCGCTCGTGAACCGCGCCTCTTGGGCGTCTGGTAACGCTGTCGGGATCTTCACGCGCAACAACGCGGCCACCGCCAACGGCCTGGCTGGCATCCCGCACCAGATCGCCACCGGCGACGCTCAGCGCCCACGCCTGATGGTGTCTTACTACTAGGAGAAGCATGTCGCTGTTGCTGTACGCACGCAAGGGGTTGGTAGCCGCAGACGGCTCGCCGATTGCGCCGCCGCCGCAAGGCGACACGCAGGTCGTCAACTACGTCGTTGACGCCGCCACCGACTTCGCCAACCCGGAGCGCGGCTGGTACGTCGAGGACTCAAGCAAGTACAGCTTCGATGGCACGAAGGGTAACAGCGCGCCGGTCAACGGGGTCGCGCCCGGCCCCACGTTGCAGATGTGCTACGTGCGCCTCGACGCCTACCGCACCACCACGACCCTGCCGTCGTCGTTCCTCAACAACCTCGCCGCCGACATGGCGACCTGGCGCAACAGTGGCCGTAAGGCGGTGCTGCGCTTCGCCTACAACCGCGACTCAAGCGGCGCCGACGCTGACATAGCCACTATGGTCGGGCACATCCAGCAACTCGCCCCCTTGCTTGAGGCTTACAAGGACTCCATCGCCGTCCTGCAAGGCGGATTCGTCGGCGCTTGGGGTGAACAGCACAGCAGCAGCAACGGCATCCACCTGAACACCACGCAGCGGCGCCAGTTCATCGACGCCATCATGGCGAACACGCCCAACACCATGTCAGTGCAGTTTCGCACGCCGTGGTGGATGATCGATCGCTATGGGGCGGATGCCCCCGCCTATGGCGACCGTTTCACCGGCTCTGTCATGTCGCGCCTAGGGCACTACAACGACTGTTACGGCGCGGGTGAATGGATGGCCACCTACTGGAACGAAGCGGTCGCCACGCAAGTGCAACAGCGCCAGTACGCCAACGACATCGGGCGCACCGGCGTCGGCGGCGGGGAGACGTGCGACCTGGACGGCCTCAGCGCCTGGAACGACGGCCCTTACATCATCCAGCAGTTGGAGCTCATGGGCTGGGACTACATGAACTCCGAGTTCTGGAAGTCCATGTATCAGAAGTGGGCCGACAGCGGCCACCTAGCGGAGATCAGCCGCCGTTACGGTCACCGGCTGGCGCTGCACTGGGCGACCCTGCCGCTGACGGCTGCGCCGAACGCGTCCATCAGCATCCAGATGAGCGTCCAGAACTACGGCTTCGGTAAGGTCTACAACCCAAGGCCGATCGACTTGGTGCTCGTCGCCGGTAGCGGCACTGCCAGGACTCTGCGCCTGACTAGCGATGCCCGACGCGACCTGCCGCTCGGCGGCGAATCTGCGGTGCTGGACTACACCGTTACGCTGCCTGCCGATATCGCGCCGGGCGCTTACGCCATGTACCTGGCGCTCCCGGACCCGTCTGCCAACCTCAGCGGCGACCCTCGGTACTCCATCCGGCTCGCGAACACCGGCATGTGGAGCGCCTCCACTGGCAGGAACGGGCTGAACGCGACCTTGACGGTCGTCGGCGGTGGCGAACCGCCGCTTCCATCCGGCCTAATCGGCGTTGGCAGCGGGAGCTCTAGCTACGCCGATTACCCCGTCACGCCGAACACTACGGTCGGCGATTACTATGTCGCCACGAACGGCAGCGATAGCAACAACGGCACTAGCACCTCCACGCCGTTCAAGACCATCGCCAAGGCGCTCTCGTCGGCTTCGGCCGGGCAGACCATCCTCGTGCGGGCTGGCACTTATCCCATCGCCCAGGCACTGAACGTCAACAAAGCGAACATCAAGCTCTTCGGCTACGGCAGCGAACGCTTCCGCCTCGATCGCGGCAACGGCGGCTCCCTCAGCGACGAGGTGTCGCGTGGCATCCTGGTGACGGCCACCGGCGTTCACATCAAAGGCTTCGAGTTGACCGGCGTGCCGGCGCGCTCCGATGACGTGACGGCCTCGTATGCCATCCTGGTGAAGGCCGCCAGCGCGAAGATCGAAGACTTCGTGGTCCACTCCGGCTACACCAGCAGCGTGTGCGTCTACGGAGCCAATAACGCCTTGATACAAGATGGCGTCAGCATCGGCAGCTACGGCGCGGGTGGCGGCACGAACCGGCCCGACGGCTTCGTGGTAACCGCCAACACTAGCAGCGTGGCGTCTGCGCCGCGCATCGTGCGCTGCCTGGCAGCCAACTCCGGCGACGATTGCTTCGACCTGTTCCGCGCCACGCAAGGCGAGTTCATCGACTGCGTGGCGATCGCCCCCGCCTACTCGCCTGATGGCGTCGGGCCAGGCGACGGCAATGCCTTCAAGATGGGCGGCCAGAACTCCGGCGTCGGACCCAACAACGCGCGCGGATGTATCGGGCTGTTCCACAAGGCGCAGGGCCTGAACCACAACTCCACGACAAACCCCGGCAACGCCTACCTTTACAACACGATAGCCAGCGGCGCCATCGGCATCATCAGCGACACGGGCGGTGCGCCGAGCGAGACGCGGAACAACGTCATCGTCGGCAACAGCAGCCGCAACGGCGAGGTGAACGTCAACGGCCCGCTGTCGAATAACCTCCTCAACGTGTCGGCGTCCGTCGCGAAGTTCGCGGATGCCCCCAACGGCGACTACTCCCTAGCGCCTACCAGCCCGGCTATCGGGCTTGGGGTCGGCGGCACGAACGCTGGCGCTAGCGCCGTGGCGTTGGCGTTGCTCAAGAAGTGGTGGCGTCACCAACTGATCTGGATCCCTGGGCGCGGTTCCGGCCCTGGTGGCACGGGCTTGCCGGGCGACACGGGTGGCGGCGGCAGCGCCCCAACGGTCGCGCCGACCATCGTCACCCGCAACGGCAACGCTAACGCGACCATCGCTTGGACCTCGACGCCGGACGGCTCTTACGTCGCCAGCGTGGAGCGCAGCACTAGCCCCAGCAGCGGCTTCGCGCAAGTGGGAACCGCCGCCAGCACGACGGGGCAGTACGTCGATGACGGCCTGACCAACGGCAACGTGTACTACTACCGCGTTCGTTGGACGGCATCGGCAGGCTCGGGGCCTTACAGCAACGTTGCTCACGCCACGCCCCTCTCCGAACGCTGGTACCATCGCGGCAACCCCAGCTTCTCGGCGAGCGCCCTCAGCGCAGACGCGCAGACGTGGCACGCTCGCTTGCTGACGGGTATCGGCACCAACGCCCCCTACCTCTACGCGGATGTGCTTGAGTTGGCGGAAGGCGACGCCACGTGGGGGCCTGACCTCTACGACCTCGGCAGGGCTGTCGGCGACGCTACCCATAACGCCATCCTCGTGCTGCGCACGACCGGCGACTTGCGCTTCCTGGACTGGGTTGACCGCATGTGGCAACTCGCGCGCGCGAAGCTCAGCGATTACGACGGTGACGGGCGCCTCGGCTGGGTATGGCAGCATGATTCCGGCAACGCGACTTACTACCGCAAGGAGAACCACGAACAAGACGCCGTTATGACGCACGGCATCGTGGCGCTCATCGCGTACACCTTCGACCAGAACAGGGGCCTCGTCAGCCCCGGTGGCGTTGATTACGGTGAACGCGCCGACTTCTGGAAGAACTACCTCCTCACGCAGTTCATCCCCAAGTGGACGACCATCAACGGCCCCGGCACCGCTCCCAAGACGAGCTTCATCAACTTCTGGCTCACCCACCCGTGGAACCGCAACGCCCTCATGCACCATTACCTGTGGCGCCTGACCGGCAACGCGACCTACAAGGCCGTGGCGGATGATCACCTGGCGGCCAACTTCCGCACCGGCTCGGGCGTGAACCTCGTCGAGGTGTCGGTGAACGGCGGCAGCGCCTACGTCTGGCGCATGGGCGTCTTGTACAACGCCGACGGCAGCGCCACCGGCAACGCCGAGAACTACCTGCACGAGTCCTACTACGCCACTTACTTCGCGCAGGATCTCGTTGACTTCTACATGAGCAACCACGCCGAAGTCACGTCCGGTCGCCTGACGGCGGTCGCGTCGGCCTTCCGTAACTTCGTGTTCGACAACGGCATCGTCGATATCGCCAGCACCATCGGCGGCGACGTGGCACGCGGCGGCATCCCCCAAGGCGGCGCTAGCCGCAAGTCGCAAGGCCAGTACGCCTACTTCCAGTTCCACACCCTCGCCCCGTGGGATCCGACCGGCCGCATCGCGACACAGGCGCTGGCGCTCCATAACGCCGTTCACCCCGATCCCGACGACGTTACTCAGCTGAACATGGCCTACGGCCTGTTGTGGCACTACCTGCTTGGCGGCTAGGCTGGGACTTTCTCGCACGCAGGTACTGAACGTTGCTAAAACCGACGCATGAGAACGAGGCGGTACGCTAACAACGAACGCATCCGCAGCAAGGAGCGCCGGCTGCTTGAGGTGTTGCGCCGCCTTGATAGCGCGACCCTCTGGGGCACCTTCCCCCCTGGGGTCATCGGAACGCTTCAGTACCTAGCGGCAACCTCAACGCACGTCGTCACGGTCTACGCGCCGCTGGCGGCGGTCGTGCCGACCAGCGCGGAGCAGTGGGTCGTCGATCAGGACCCGACCCCCAGCCCCACAGGGGGCTTCGCCGACGTGACTATCCCGGCCGCATGTCAGGTCGCGGATCTGTTGCAGACCACCAACGTGTCACTCACCGGCCAGCCCAGCGGCACTTACACGCTCTACGCGGCGCATCAGGCGGCAGACGAGAACCCGGAGACGCGCAACCCGCCCGGCAAGTACGCCAGCGGTGGTGGCGTCTTCACGGAGCACAGGGCGTTCTTCGGTTACGTGCGTAGCGACGGCGAACCCATCCCCCGCGAGGAGTACGACGCCAGCCTTGCGCCCATCACCGTGTCGGAGATGCGAGATCGCATCACCCTCGGCTTCGTGTCCGGCACCAGCTGGCCAGCTAACACCGCCCCCTTGCTGCGCGTCGCGTACTCGCAGGCGACCGGCATCCAGTCGGCTACCCCCATATATCGAACCATCAGCCTCAGCGCCATGTTCGATCACATCGGACGCGGCGGTGCCGGCGCCCACCCGAACGCGACGACCAGCGAATCCGGCTTCATGTCGGCGGCGGATAAGGTCACCCTACAGAGCCTCGGCACCACGGTCACTGGGCATAACCACGACGATCGCTACGTGCGGTATGACGTCGCGCAGCCGCTTTCAGCCCCACAGCAGGCTCAGGCACGCACCAACATCTCTGCCGCCCCGTCCAGCCACAATCACGACACCCTGTACTACACCAAGGGGCAGGCGGATACTCTGTTGAGTAACAAGTTGGGCGTCTCGGCCAAGGCGGCCGACTCCGACTTGCTCGATGGGCTGAACTCCACCGCGTTCTTGCGCAGCAACGCAAGTACGTCCTTCGCCTCTGGCACCCTGACGATGGCGGCGAACACGACGATGGACTTCAGCAACTCCGCGACCCTGAAGATCCCGGTCAAGTAATGTCGGTGGCGATCCACATTCGCGCCTCCGATGGGAGCCTCGTCGTCGGCTCTGGCATCGTGAGGGGGAAACTCATCGCCAGCGGTCACACCCCCAAGGAGCTCTACCTTCACGCCGCGACCAAGACGCTGCGCTGGGTGGACGCCAGCGGCAACTTGCGTGCAGCTGGCGGCATGGACGTACAGAGCAGCGCCCAGCCTAGCGGCGCGTTGTGGGCGACGGGCAGCAACCTCATGTTCACTTACGGCGGGCGGGGCCACCGCGTCAACGGCGTGACGGTGAAGAACAACGTGGCCGGCACGACCCTGAACCTGTACACGTCCTCGGCGCGCACGGTGGTGGCGCTCAGCATCCCAGCCGGTGGGCAGGGTTGGGTCAACCAGAACGCCGACACGGCCTACTTCCGCCTGATCGGGAGCGGCGGCGACATGTACGCCTTCGCCACCAGCGCCTTCAGCGGTTACCTCATCACGGTGAACGGCACCTACACCCCGTCGCAGTCGGCGCAGTATTCGTGCAACGAACAGATCCAGAAGATTTCTTACGGCAACAGTTGCTTCCCTTCGCCTTACGATTGCTTCACGCAACAGGGCAGCGACGGCGCTTGCGGGCAGAACTCGTACACGGTCTGCGATGGTGTGGACCCGCATGATTACGGCGGGTCGTACCGCATCACGACCTACAAGTGCAACAACCAAGTAGTAGGCGGCAGCTCCCCCGCCGCCTGGTCGATATCGCCGGTGGCCCCATGATAAACGTCGAGGTGGTGGACGGCGCCACGGGCCAGGAGCTAGCGCAGATGCAGTTCGAGTCTGCGCCTTTCACGGTCACGTTCCCTGGCTACATCGACCGGACGTACACCGCGATGCCGGAGAAGGCCTGCGCCCTGGTCCACCTTACCCCGATCACCTTGCCGGTGTTCAGCGCCGAGTGGGCGCTGCTAGAGATCGACACCTACCGCAGGCACGTGCTCAACCGCCTTTGCGCTGACGGGGGCAAGGAGGCCAAGACCGGCCTCTCTGTCATCAGTCGCATGGCGGAACAGTTCATCCAAGAGGTCATCGCCCTACGAGGCGAGAACCAGCGCCTGCGGGCGGAAGTAGAGGATCTGACGGCGGCAGGAGAACCGACCGTCGCGTTCCTCAGCGTAGAGGGAGATGGGGCATGATCCCGAGTATTCCAGAAGCGCCGTGGTGGGTCGTCGTCATCCTCGTGTTCGTCACCGGCTTCGCCACGCCGTGGTTCACCAACCGCTCGGCGCGGTTGAAGAGCGACCGCGACTGGGAGGGCCGCTTGCGTGACGACATGCGCAAGGAGGTGGAGGCGGCGCGCAACTACGTCACTCGCGTCGAAGCGCAGGTGGACGCGCTGAAGAACGAGAACAGTCGGTTGTTGACTGCGGTCACCAAGACCTCAAGCAGCTTCAACGAGTTCCGCATGATGATGCTGCGTGAGGCTATCGGCATCTCCATCGCGCTGGACTCGCAGGACGCCCTCGCCGCCGCCGCCAAGGTGGACGCCCTGATCGCCAACATCAAGCGCTTACGGGTGTTCGAGGACGACCCCCTAGAAGAGGCTTGAGTTTCCTGCACCGCACTAGTTGGCGCTGGAACACTGGCGTCATGGTCGGCTCGCAGATCCACGCCTACGGACTGTTCCCTGCCGTCGCAGTCAGGGTGAGACGCCTCGCTTTGGCGATGCGGCCGTTCACCTATGACGTGGTGCTCGGCATCCCTCGGGTGGTGCGCCTGATGGCTAGGGGCGTGCGGTGACACCGGATGTCGTGGTGATCGATCACCGCGAAGGTGAAGAGGTAATCTACCGCCTCAACTGGCTGCCGTGGCTCGGTAACCAGGACATTGCCTCGTCCAGCATCACCGACCTCAGCAACCCCGGTGGCGTGATAGTCAACGATGGCGCCGCCGCGAACACCGACACCGTGCAGGCGTTCTGGGTATCTGGCGGCGCGGCGGGCGACACTTACCGAGGGCTGGCTAGCATCGTCACTTCGGCGGGGGAGGCGAAGGTCGCGTCCATCGAGATCCGCGTTGGTTCGGCGGCTGGCAGCCCGATCGCCAGCCCCGGTGCCGTCAGCCACTGGTACCCGATGGGGCCGCCCGGCCCGAGCGTCTACGCCATGCAACTGCGCTTCCTTGGGACCGTGGTCGGTGGCGATAGCGATAAGGCGCTAGCAGCCTGGCCGTCCGTGATTCACGCGGCGGACCCCGGCGTGACGCATGTCGGCACCCCGCCAGCGTCGACTCCAACGGCGTTCGACTTGCGGTGTAACGGCGTCAGCGTCGGCGGGTTGTCCATCGCAACCGATGGCGCGGCGACGTGGGCGATACCTGATGACGTGCCGCTGTCGGCTGGCGACGTTCTCAGCCTGGTCTCGCCAACTAGCCCGGACGCGGCGCTCGCCGATGTCCTTGTAGCCCTGAAGGCGGTGGTGGTGTGACGGCCGTGAACGAACGCATCGTGAGGGCGCTGGTGGATGCCGCCAGCGGCCAGGCTTCAGTGCCGGCAGAGAGCGGTATGTGCCTTCAGTTCGTGCGCCTGGTCGTAGAACGCGCCCTGGGGTTGCCGAGCCACAGCATGTACGAGAAGTGGCTGGTGGCCGCCACCACGCGGCGCGGCCCCGACCCGGTTAGCAACCTGGCGCAGGCGAAGCTGGACCCGTGGGCCGCTGACTTCGAGGCCAGCGTCAAGAAGCTCGGTTGGGCCGTACCCAGTCTGCTACGTCAACCCGGCGACCTCGTGTTCAACCACAACGCCGCCAAGCCGGTCGGGCACGTCGGCATCCTCTGGACCCGCGACCTCGTGATCGAGAACATCCACGCCTCGTTCCGCCCGAACAGCGTCAGGGCGCGCGCGCCGCATATCAGCGTCACCCCTTACGCCAGCCACCCGTGGACGCTCGTGGCGCGGGTGCGGGGTTAGCGATGCCAGCTGACACCAAGAACATCAAGCGCGATCGCGGTGGTGCGCCCATCCCGCAGGTCTTCGATCCGGCCAAGGACGAGTACACGCCGGCCATCGGCACCGACGGTAGGCAGCACGCCATCTTGCACGACGAGGCCGGCGCTCCCATCGACCTCGCTGGCCTGCTCGGCGATGTCATCACCGCCGTCACCGGCACCGTCACCACGTCGAACTCCTACGAACTCCGCGGCCTGATAGGTACTAGGCCCGCCGCGAACAGTGTGGCGCCAGGCACGACCTTCTGGGCGGCCGACCGCATCGGCCAACTGGACGAGTTGACGATGAGTGACGGCGCTGGTTGGGTCAATGTCTGACGTAGGCACCGTACTAGCTAAGCGCGCGCTGCGCCAGATCCAGGAGCTTGGTGCTGGGAAAGTTGAGTTTCGCTCTACCAGCACGCATCTTCAGTGGCGCTGGGATGGCGAGCTCGTCTGGCATGACCTCATCGCGCTAGCCGACCTGACCGGCCCAACCGGATCGACGGGGCCGACTGGGGGGCAGGGACCTCAGGGCGCCCAGGGCGTGACCGGCCCCACTGGCCCGAAGGGCAATACGGGCAACACCGGCCCGACCGGGCCGCAGGGTGTCGGCGTGACCGGCCCCACGGGGCCGCAGGGCGCTCAGGGCGGCCCAGGATCGACGGGGCCGACCGGCCCGAAGGGAAACACCGGAGCGACCGGCGCACTCGGGCCAACCGGCCCACAGGGCGCTCAGGGCGGCGTCGGCCCCACCGGCGCGACTGGCGCCGCTGGCGCTACCGGCCCCACTGGCGCTCAGGGGCCGCAGGGCAACGTCGGCCCTACTGGTGCGACCGGCCCTGCTGGTGCCCAAGGCGTCCAGGGCGTCACCGGCCCCACCGGCGCGACGGGGCCGCAAGGCGCTCAGGGCAACGCCGGCCCCACTGGCGCTACCGGCCCAGCTGGTGCGACGGGCGCTACGGGAGCGCAAGGCCAAGTCGGCGGTACGGGACCGACAGGCGCACGCGGCGACCAGGGACCCATCGGCCCCGTTGGCCCCACCGGCCCGGTCGGCGGGGTTGGCGCGACTGGCGCGACGGGGCCGCAAGGCACGCCAGGCCCAACTGGCGCGACGGGTGCCACCGGGCCGCTCGGTAACCAAGGCCCCACCGGCTCCACCGGACCTACCGGCCCCAAGGGCAATCAGGGTGTCACCGGCCCCACTGGCCCCACTGGCCCCACTGGCGCGACGGGCGCGGCCTCGACGGTTACTGGCCCCACGGGGCCACAGGGCGCCACTGGCCCCACCGGCCCCACTGGCGGCCCCACTGGGCCAACGGGTCCACAGGGCGACGCTGGCCCCACCGGCCCTAGCGGTGCGGCCTCTACGGTTACAGGCCCTACTGGGCCGCAAGGGGTGCCTGGCGCTACCGGCCCCACGGGGCCGAAGGGGGATGGCGGCACGCCAGGGGCGACTGGCGCTACTGGCCCCACCGGCCCCGCCTCAACCGTCCCAGGCCCGACTGGCCCTACCGGCCCCGCGTCTACGGTCACCGGCCCCACCGGCCCCACCGGAGCGGCGTCGACCGTCACTGGCCCGACTGGCCCCACCGGCCCCGCGTCNACGGTCACCGGCCCCACCGGCCCCACCGGAGCGGCGTCGACCGTCACTGGCCCCACGGGACCGCAGGGCGATCCGGGGGTCACTGGCCCCACGGGACCGCAGGGCGATCCGGGGGTCACTGGCCCCACGGGACCCGCGTCCACTACCACAGGCCCGACTGGGCCGCAAGGGGTTACTGGCCCGACCGGGCCACAGGGGGCCACTGGCCCCACTGGACCCGTCTCGACCACGGCCGGGCCTACTGGCCCCACGGGTCCGACTGGCCCCTCTTCCTCTGGCACCGAGATCAGCCTAGGCAGCAGTACGGGCACCAAGACGCTTGACCTCGCTAGCAGCAAGCAAGTGGTGGCCTACGGCACGCTCACCGGCGACGTGACCCTGGCGTTCACCAACGTTCCGGCCAGCGTGCCGGTCATGGTCACGGTGTACTTTACGCAGAACGCCACAGGCGGCTATACGGTCAGCTACCCGTCGGGCACGCGCTACTTGTATGGCGGCAACGGCGCGGTGAATCCTGCTCCCAGCGCGACCACCGCCATCACGCTCTTCACCCTCAACGGCGGCACCAACTGGCACGTGGTGGCGGTGGACACGCGCCCGAGCCGGATCGATCCGTTCCACGTGAACCCACCGGCGAACGGCGACTACTACATAGTGTTCGACATCCTCACCGTGCTTGACCTGGCTGGCGTCCTCAAGAACGGCACCGGCACGCTGGCTTACGCCAAGTCCACGAACGGCGGCAGCAGCTTCGCGTCCGTGTCCGGCAGCACTTCGTTCGCCAGCGGCGACATCCTGAAGATCACCGTCACCAGCTTCAGCGACTGGCTGTCCTTCACCATCCCGCGCACGGCATGACCTTCCCACTGCGCGGCCACCACCCTTACGTGCCGCTGTCATGGCCCATCACGTTCGTGGATAGAGCCACTGGTACGAACGCGATAGCGACGATGCCTACGCACAAACGTGGCGACTTGCTGTTGATGTTTGCGTACCGTGACGGCAACACGACGGCCCCGACCTTACCGGCCGGGTGGACGAACATCGGCAACTCAGGCGCCAGCTCGAATCGGCGCGCATCGCTTACAAGTTCGCGGCTGGCAGCAGCGAAACTTCCGGCACCTGGACTAGCGCTACCAGTGTCGTCTGCCACGTGTACCGCAACGTCGGCGGCATCGGGGCGTACGCCGCCGGTGGGGCCTCAAGCACCAGCATCTCCTATCCCGCCGTATCACCCCTAAGCGACGACGGCACGAGTTGGGTGGCGGGCTTCGCCGGGCACCGCTCCACCAACGTGGCGCTGGAAACCCCGCCGACGGGCATGGTCAACCGCTCCAACGTGCAGGACTCCACGGATGAAGCGGCTGGGCACGATACCAACGGAGGCGTGCTGGCGTGGCCAACCACCGCAGTGGCCGCTGGCGGCACCAGCGCGAGTTATCGGACTTACACCGTGGAACTCTTGCAAAAGAACCCGGAGCCGGCGCTGCTTGTAGGCGAGGTGGCCGCCAGCGGCGCAGACGGCTACTGGTACGTGCCGTTCACCGATGACTTCGATAACGCCACCGCCGCCGTGTGGTTAGGCGACACCGGGCGCAACTTCTTCCGCTTCCAACTGCCTGCCGACTTGCGCGGCAGCGTGCAGGGCGCGTACTTGCAGCTCACCAGCCGCAACGCTGACGGGGCGGCCGACGCCGACATCCGCGCCTACTTGGCGGCTAGCCCAGCCGCCCCGACTAGTGCTGCCGAGGCGGCCACACAGTACGCCGCCCTCACCACCACCGCCGTGCGCTGGAACATGCCAGCCACTTCCGCAGATCAACTGTTCTCAAGCCCGGACATCAGCGCGGTCATCAACGAGCTCATCGCTAACGGCACCAAGGGCGGCGATTACGTCGTGCTGTGGGCGTGTAACACCAAGTCAGGCTCAGCGGAGAAGGACATCAAGTCTTACGATTCCGGTATGATCGGCAGACCGCAGCTGTTCCTGACCTACTACGCTCAGTGAGGTGCCTATGAAGTTGGCCATCAGCGCTATCTACAAGAACGAGGCGAACCACATAACTCGCTGGCTCGACGCCTTGCAACCCGAACTCAAGCCCGGCGACAGCATCACCGTTCTAGATACCGGCAGCACCGATGGCGGCGATCGGCTGTTCGCCCTGCGTGGCGTTAGCAGCCATCACGCCACCATCAGCCCGTGGCGCTTCGATGTCGCTAGGAACCTGGCGCTCGCCTTGGCGCCCGGTAACGCCGACGCCGTGTGGGCGCTCGATCTCGACGAGGTTCCGCAGCCCGGCTGGCGTGACGCCATCGAAGGCGCATGGCATGACGGCCTCCACCGCCTTCGCTACAAGTTCATATGGTCGCATCAGGCCAACGGCGACCCCGGCGTGGTGTTCTGGGCCGATAAGCTCTTCGCCCGGCACGGGGCCATCTGGCGCGGCGTGGCGCACGAGTGGCTGGCGTTCCCCGGCGTCGATAACGAACAGCAACTCTTCGTCGATGGCCTAGTCGTCCACCACTACCAGGACACCAGCATCGACCGTGGCACCCGCGACCTCGACTTGATGGAACGCGCCGTAGCTGACATGCCTAACGACGCTCGGCTGCGGCTGTATTACGCTCGGCAGCTTTACTTCATGGGCGACCAGGCGCACGCTTCCGAGGAGTACCAGCGCTACCTAGCGCACCCTGACGCCGTGTGGCGGCACGAACGCAGCGAGGCCATGCTGATGCTCGCTTCGATGGACGGCAACGAAGCCTGGAAGAGGCAATGGCAGTACCGCGCCATCGCGGAGTGTCCGGAGCGGCGCGAAGTCTGGTACGACGCGGCGCGGTTCGAGGCAGCTTGCGGCGACCTCGCGTTAGCCATCGTGTTCTTGGAGCGCTGCGCGGGGCTGCCCGATGAGGAGTATTACCTTAGCAGGCCGGAGGTTAGGGGTGACGGGCCAGCGCGGTTGCGGCGGGAGATCAAGGCGCGTCTCTACGAAGGCTCTTAGACTTTCCGCCGCGCATATGGCGACCTCAACTATCCTTCCGGTCAAGGCCAGATCGGCCGGGAGGTGATCCGCACGGTATCTCGGCATACGCCTAGACCGCAAAGGAGTCCACTATGAAGATAATCAAACTCACCATACTGATCCTCGCCCCGTTCCTGACGGGCTTTGTGTTCGCTCAGGGCGCCGAGGCTCCCGCCGCCTGGGATATTGCTGGGCTGTTCCTAAGCACAAGCGCACTCGCTGCCGCCGTGCTGGCGCTCACATCGTTCGTGAAGAAGAACATCATCAAGTCGCTCACGGGCGTGGGCACCATCGCAGTCTCAGTGATAATCGGCACCGGCTTCGGATGGGTAGGGCACTTGCTCGGATACCTTGATGGTGGATTGGTGGCTAGTTTGGGCTTCGGCGCGTCGGCCGGAATCCTTGCGAGTGGCGGTTGGGACGCGATTTCCGGTCTTTTGGGAAAGCGGTCGGCGGGGTAGACGCCCCGCCCAATCGGGACTCTCGTTCTGATTCAGGACGCGAGCGCGCTAGGCGAAGGTGAGGAAAGGATCGAGATGGCGCAACCGGCGTTCTTAGTGCAAGTCATCAACCCTAGCGGAAATCCGGGGGAGGTCCCCCTAGTTCAGCTATCGGGCAGTAACACCGTCGAACCGCAGTCGGGTAGCGGGAACGCGACCATCACGTTCACCGCGCCAGTCGTGGCGGTGCAGGTATTCAACGGCAGCGGGGCGCTCCTGACGGTGACGGTGGCGGGCGACACGCACAGCGTGCCAGACGGCGTGCCTTACGAGGTTAGGCGGGCGGACGCGCCGTTCACCACCGTCACCATCGCCGCCACGGGGCCGTGGTACGCGGTGGGACTAAGGTGAGCGGCTTCGCGCCCGGCCCCGTCGCGGGCTTCGCGCCCAGGCCGAAGAAACTCAACGGCGTGCTGCGCCGCGCCGTCGCCGCCTGGAAGGCCGAGCACTACCAGCCGAACATCGACAGCTTGGTGGACCTCACGGGGCGCGGGCATCACGCGCGCTTCGGCAGCGCCATCGGCGCGGACACCAACGACCCGCTGCACCTGCCGTTCAACGGGCAGAAGTACCTGCACTGCCCCGGCGAACCCAGCAACTACGGGATAACGACTAACGCCGTGTGGCCCGCCGACGGCGGCGAGATAATCCTCGAAGTGGACATCGCGCCAGGAACCGCCAGCACCGGCCTAGCCCGCGGCGTCGGCGGAGGAGACAACTTCCTGCGCTGCCTGTACGACGCCGTGAACGAGCGCGTGAGCTTCCAGTGGTTCAAGGCTGGCGGCGCGTACGGTGGCGGCACTCCGGGCGAAGCGCACGCACGCGGCGTGCGCAAGCGGTGGCGCGGCGTCATCTCAAGCGACCGCAGCACCATCACGCAACAAGAGTACGTGAGTGGCAGTTGGGAGACGCGGGCAACCAGGCCGGTCACCGACTTCCAGACGGGGCGCCCCACGGCCCTCGCCATCGGTTACCGAGACAGCTTCAGCGGCGTTGGGGACCAGCGCTTCGCGGGAGCCATTCACCGCCTGACGCTCACGAGTGGCGGCACCGCCGTAGCCGACTTCAACCCCGCCGACAGCGCCGAACCCCACACCAGTTGGGTGTCATCCGCCACAGGCGAAACGTGGACGATAAACCGCAGCGCCACCGGACGCAAGGCCGTCCTGGTAGACCGGCCCCTGCTGCTGCTCGGCACGGACGACTATCTGGAGGTATCCAACCACGCCGACCTCAACTTCGGCGCTGGCGAGGACTTCACCGTGTGCCTCGCTTACCGCACCTATTGGACCGCACAGGTTTCCGGGCGAGGCTTGTTTGGCAAAAAGTCCGGGTACGGCGTCGGCGGCTCGGGGTACCAGGCGTACTACTCATCCACCTACTCATCGGGAATGACGTTGCGCCTGAGCGACAACACCGTAGAGGACGTGGCCCTCCTGGGGAGCGGCCTCAATCCCGTCGGCTCGGCAGGACTCGTGTCGATGCGACGCGTCGCGGGCGCGAACCTCGCCGGGTTCACGCCGCTAGGCACGAGTTCCATCGCCTCGAACACCGCAAGCCTGCACAACTCCCTTCCGTTACAGATTGGCCGCGCTAGCGCGGACTACGCCGACTTCGAGTTCATCGGCGCGGCCATCTTCCGTGAAGCCCTCACCCCCGCAGACCTCGCCCTGGTAGCCGCCGAGTTCGGAGTGACCCCGTGAAACTGACCCTCAACCCCGCCGACGTGCAAGTGCTCACCAACGAGCGCGGCGAACCCAACGCGCACGCCTTCAAGGCCGCCAACGGTGAACTGCTCACCGTCATCGGCGGCGTGCTGCTCGGCGTGCCTACCACCGATGAGGACGGCAACTTCGTGTTCAGCCACGACTTCCCCGCCGAGGCCGTGCAGACCATCGCCACACGAGCCGCCACCAGGAGCGCCGTCCTGGCCGAGGTCACGCCCGACACGGACGCGAGCCTGTTCCGCGCTTGGGCGCCCGGCCAAGCGCTCGACGTGGGCGACATCGTGACGCACGACGGCACCCTCTACCGCGTCGTGCAGGCGCACGCCACGCAAGCGGATTGGCAGCCGGACGCGACTCCCGCTCTGTTCGCCCGCTTCTTCGACCCCGCAGACGGCCCCGCCCCCTGGACGCAACCAACCGGCGCCCACGACGCCTACGCCCTCGGCGCGAAAGTCACGCACGCCGGGCACACGTGGGAATCAACCGCCCCCGACAACGTGTGGGAACCAGGCGTGTACGGATGGACCCAAGTCGGCTAATGGGCAGTAGTGCAGCGGAATCCAAGACCGACTCTAATGCCGTGGCGGATGTCGTAACGTTCAGTGCGCCAATCACCGCCGTGGAGGTCTACCACTCGGAGGTGACTCCGCAGGTGTTCGTCATCAACGGCATATCGCTGACCATCCCCAGTGGAGGTTGGCGCTCGTCCGTGGCCGGCGTCCCCGCTGCGACCGTGACGCTACCTAGCGGCGTTACTGGCGTCATCGTCACGCGGCTGGTATGACCTTCGGTTACAGAACGGGGTACGGGCAAGGATGAGGCGGATGATCTTGGCGCTGTCGCTGTTCTCGGCGCTAGCCTTCGCACAGGAACCCGCGCCACAGTCGTACGGCGTGACCCTCACCTGCTCCGCTCGCCTGCCGACGGGCGTGGTCGGCTGCTTCGCGGAGCGCACGATGTTCGTGTTGGGCGACTTCGAGGTGGCGGTCGGGGTGGACGTGCAGGCTACCTTCAGCGACTTCGCCCAGGGCCACATCGCCCCTTACGCCATCGTGGCCTACTACGCCGAGGGTTGGAGCGCGTGGGGCGAGTTCCACTTGCCTGAGCTCTATGGCCTTCACCCCCTCGGCGATCCCGACTGGTTGAGGCTCGGGTTCTCTGTGCGCCTGTGAGGGGGTGACTAAATGGCCTGGTACGTGATCTTCATTCTCGGTGCCTTCGCTGGGATGCTGTTCCTCTTCCTGCTGACCCGCAAGAACCGCTAGTCGATGTAGTACGGCCAGCGCGTTTCCACGACCGCCTCGGGGTCGCTGCGGCGGAAGTAGCTCTGCAAGCTCAGCGCTTGCTCCCTCGCCCACGCACGCTGCGCTGTATGCAGCGTGCCGAGGTCTTTCACTTGCGCCCCTCGATGCCGCTCCCTGATCTTGAAGTACAGCAGCCCCGCAGCCAGGGCGTCGGCGTCGGCAGAGTGTGCGTTCTCTAACGCGATGCCGTAGAAGCCGCACACCGCCCTCAACGTGCGCCTGCCCTTGCGGTAGGTATTGAAGTGGCGATCCATGACTAGCGGGTCAAGCACGATCACGTCGCCCAGCCAGTCATGAGGCTCACCGAGGCGTCGCATCTCGTGCGCCAACACCGTCAAGTCGTATCTGGCGTTGAAGGCGCACGTCGCGCCAGCGGAGCGCACCGCGTCGGATATGCGGCGCACGGCGGCGGCCATCGGCTCGCCGTCGGCGCGTGCCATCTCGGTGCTGACGCCGTGAACGGCGGTGGCTTCCTCCGGTATCTCCACGCCTGGGTCGACTAGGCCGTGGTACGCCGCACCGGGCACGCCGTTGGGGTCGAAGTCGACCAGCGAGTACGTGACTATCCGCGCCTCCGTCGGCTCCGGGCCGGTCGTCTCCAAGTCGAACGCCACTATCATGTCGGATCCCATCGCGTGACAGCCTCCGCTCTCTCGCCGCGATCGATCCCGGTCAGGATGCCCACCGCTTCACGCAGCTTGACGGCCATCTCCTCGCTCAGGTTCGTCGCGGCGCTAGCTTGCGCCCCCGCCACGCCGATGCGCGGCGGCTCCGGCAGTCGGCTACTGAGCTCTCTCACGAAGCCGCCCTCCACCTTGATGGGGCCGTGGTGCGACCCCTTGGCAGCCACCAGGCGTCGGTCGCGTGAATGAACCTCATGGTCGCGTAGGACGCTGACGTTCAGCGTGTGCTCCGACCATTCGGGGTACTTCACGCGCAGGGCACGGTAGGCGGTGGCGGCCCCGACTCGAGCCACCAGCCGGTTGCGGTACACGACCTTCCCCTCCGCATCCACGAAGCTGAAGATCACGATGCCGCCGTGATCGATCAACGACCCGGTGTGCATGACTACTCCCACATCGACCCCCTGAAGAGCGGCATCTCGCTCGCTAGGCGGGCGCGCTTCTCCTCCCAGAACCGTCGGTAGTGGCGCTCCACCTCGCCTTCGTAGTTCGGAGCCAACCCGTCCGGCCCGCGCATCGGCTCGAAGCCGTAGCGCTCCATCGCCTCTTGGATGGCTATCTCAAGCAAGTCCTCGGCGAAGAAGCTCACGTACCACGGACTCTCGACGGCCGTCCTGGCGTGCGCGAGTCCCGGCGCGATGCCTGGCGGCGCATCGGTGGTGGCTTCCTCGAAGCGCTGCGTGAACCGTAGGGCGTTGCTGCGGTGGTAGGTGAGGTGCGCCCGACCGCCCAGGTGCTTGGCCACCACGCGGCTCAAGTCGCGGCTGTCGCCGGTCAGGTAGTCGTCGGGTGACGGCGTGTCGACGAGGTGCAGCAGATCGCGCAGCATGGTCGTGGCTATCCACTGCACGGGCTTCCCGCCCTTGGCGGTGCGGCGGTGGATGATGAGGGGGGNGCGGTAGCGCCCGTCCAGCAGCGCCTGGTCGTACCAGTCTTCTATCAGGACGCGCTCCACGAACTTGACCTCGATGTGCAAGATCGGCTCTAGTGCGTGCGACACGTCGGGGCTGTCGCCGCCGCCCGTGAACTGTTGGCCGCGCCGCGCCGGCACTCCCATGCTGCGCAGTAGCGCCGCGACTTCGAGCTCACCACGCTTGCCTTTCGTGCGCGGCTTAGCCATCTTCGCTCCACAGGGTGGCCGAGAGGATGTCGGCGCAATCCAGGCGCATCCAGCCGATCTTGCCGGTGTCAGGGTCGATGAAGGAGAGGTCAGCCACCACCGACTGGCCCGGCTGTATCTCGCCCCACGTCTCCACCAGCTTGCCGGCCAGCGCCGCCTCTGATAGGAGAAGGCTCATACTGCCGCCGCTGCGGAACTTCAGGTCAAGCCGCCAGTGGCGGTCTTCGGTCTTCGGAACGTCCATCACCATTCGTCCTCCACGTCGATATCGACCTCCTCGGTAGGCATGTTCTCTGGCGGGATGATGCGCTGCTTCTTGTCGGCGTAGCCGGTCATGAACAGGAGCGTGTCGAAGATATCCTCGTCGTTCTTGATGGTCTGCGCCAGCACGTCCCTGGCGTCGTCGCTGAGGCTGCGAATGTACGCGCAGGTGCGCCGCAGGCTGCGCGTGGCGCGAGTCAAGGCGCTGGCTTCGCTCTGAAGGCCGATGCCGACCTGCTCCTCTAGCCAGGCGTACAGATCGCCTCGCGCCAAGCCGCCTTCTCCGATGGGGGCGGTGGCGGCGGTCAGGAACTCGTCTAGGTGGTTGAGGACCCAGGGCACGAAGGCGCGGCGCGTCCCCACGCCGAGCTTGGACATGCTGCCGCCGATGAGGCGCGGGTCGGCGATGTCCATGTTGCCCTCGATGACGAACACCTCGTAGACGCGGCGTCGTATGAAGTCGGTGTGCGATGCGATGCCGAGGTCTTCAAGGAACTCGCGCCACGAATCCGCGTGGTAACGCCACAGCTCCTGCCGCTTGATGTCGTGCAGGACCTGGCCTGACGCCAAGGCCGCCTGCCCGTCTGACAGCGCCAAGCGCCGCAGCTCGCGGCGCATCTCCGCCGCCCTGTGCTCGCGTTGCGCGTCTGTTGGGGTGTTCAATAGTTTCTTGATGTCGCTCACGCCGCCTCCTCATGGTATACCTGCTCGGAGCTTACCACGCCACAGGCTATCGGAACGGCCCAGGCCGGGAAGTGGCTCTTCGGGCGCTTGCCGCCCACGTACACCCTCACGCCCTCGACCCCCGCCCGCGCCAACCGGCTCTTCACCGTCGGGTAAGGTGCGTCGGCCATCACGCACAGTTGCTCGTACGTGTACATCCCCTCGGCGACGCGAAGCTGCTTCTCGCGGAACACCTTAGCCGCGTACACCGCCCTCGCCTCGATCGCCAACGCACGGCGGCCAGCGTCGTTGTTGCCCCGCCGACGCTTGGCGTTTCCCAGCGCCGGCCCCAGCCAGCCTCGTCCACGCAAGGCGCTCTTCACCGTCGCAGCGCCGCAGCCGATGACTTCCGCTGCGTCGCCGATGGTGAAGTAAAGCTTCTCGTCCAACAACTCCTGGTTCTCGCGCTGCCGACCGATGCGCTCCATGTACTCCAAGCCCCACTTCTCCGGGACCATCACCAGCCGCTTGTCGAAGCGGCGGAACACGCCATCCTGCTTCGCCGCGTGAAGCACGCTCGAATACCGCGCCCCGCACAGAGAGGCCACCTCACCGACGCGCAAGTAGCCTGGCTTCACGCCGTAGTAGATGCCGTGCCTCCGGGCGTACTCTCCCACGGCGCTCGCGCTCTTATGGAGCCTCGCCGCTACCCAGCGCGGCCCCTTGATGGCGTAGTAGTAGGCGACCATGCGGTGCTGCGACTCCGGCCAACGCTCCAACTCGATCATGTCAAGCTCGCTTCCGCAGCGGCCACGGCTGGCGCTACCGGGTGGCTGCGTACCAGCTGCAACTCGGCGGCTGCCGTGCGCTTGATGGCGCTACGCAGCGGTGTGGCCGCGCCGCTGCCGGTGACGACCCCCAGATCGATGAGGTTCTGCATGTTCAAGGCTTCCAACTCCTCCAAGGCGGCGTAGATGACTCGCCTGGCTTCTCCCAACTCCTGCTCGCGGCTGATGTCGTCCAGCAGCACGACACGCGTGGCTGGCAGGCGCGGATCTGGAAGGTCGGCGAACAAGATGATCTCCGCGCCCGTGGTGAGGCTGCGGCTACGCAGCGCCATCTGCACCAGCTCATCCATGCGGTAGCGTTCGTTGATCAGGTTCAGGCGCTCGTCGGCGTACATCACGCGGTCTACCTTCATGGCCACCGCGTCGGCTCCGTCAGCCCAGATGATGTCGGTCTCCACGCGCTCACGCTGGTTGTCCAGGCGCGGCTCGTCGGCGTACAGCAGGCTGGCTTCGGAGAACACGTGGTCCGGGTGGAAGTTCGGGACCTGCACCACCGCGATGCGCTTGCCGCTCGCGGCGTTGATGCCCCGCCCACGCCAGAAGTGCAGCTGCCCGGCGTCGCCGTCAGCCACGCAGTTAGGCAGGCGAGGAGCCCACTCCTCCCAAGCCGCGCTGGCGAAGAAGGCGCGTTTGGCGACGATGTAAGTCTCGACGCCATCCGCCGTCAGCGCTTGAAGGCCGAGCATGACGCGGTTGATCTTCTCCGATCCCGTCTCGATGTCGCGGCTCAGCAGGTTAGCGCCCAGCACGTAGGTCACGTTCGCCTGCTCCCTGACCGGGTAGTCGCGGAACTCCAACAGCCGGTTGACCCCCGCAGCGCGGTAATAGCGCTGGTACAGGTCGTGGTTAGCGTAGGCGTCCAACACCAACACCGGGATGCCGGGCGGGAACTGGATGGGCACCAGGCGCATGACGCTGATGCCCTCCCCCGCACGCCAGATGGTGAAGTTCCCGTCTCGCAAGCGCTTCACTTCCGCCATCAGCGCGTAGTAGAGGCGCGACGTGAACGGCCGGTGGCCCTTGGACCTCTTGATGTCGGGGTCGATGATGTTGGCCGGGTCGATGGCGTGAAGCACGGCGCGTACATCCGCGCCATCCGCCCGTGCGATGCTCGCTAGCGTCGGCATCACCGGGCCGTCGATCTTCAGGGTCAGCAGCAACCACTCGATGATGCGCAGCCAGTTGGGGTCCAGCGGGACCTTGGCGTTGACCTCCCCGCCCGTCAGCTTGTCGATGCGTTTGCGGTGCCGGATCTTCTGCTTGAGCTCAGACTCTAAGTGGTAACGCCCAAGCCAGAAGCGGTCAACCATCACGTCCAACGCGTCCTCGTCGATGACGATGAGGCCCAGCGGCCCCCCGACGGTGCCGCCGCGCTTGCCGTCGTCCGTGTAGCCGACGTACTCATGCGAGAAGCCGCGCCAGTCGTCGTTGAAGATAATCGGCAGCATGGCGTGCGGCGCGATGTAGATGCCAGCCTCGTAGGCGTCGTCGTACTGCCGGTAGTAGGCGCAATGCGGCCGCGCCGGGCAGGTGTTGCACACCGTCGTGGCTACCGGGTAGCCCTTCTTCGTGACGGCCTGCACGGTGGTCCAGTCCTCGCAGTTGTCGGCGTCTCGGCCTCGCAGGATCTGCACCTTGCCGAAGTAATCGTGCTTCTCGCGCAACTCGTCAATCATGTCGGCCGCCAAGCCGGTCGGAGAGCGCGTGTCCTTCACGAAGAACAGCACCCGCTGCCCCTCGCGGACCATGCTCACGGCGCGTTGCAGCGTGGCGTGCGTCTTGCCGACGCCAGCCGGGATACTGACGACCGTGACCTTGCCGGGGTTGAGGTGGGCCAGATCCTCTTGCAGGCGCACCCGCTGCTCCGCGATGGTAGGCAGTAGCGAGTCGGCGGCCACGACCGGCAACTCAGCCTCCACCACTCGCGCCTTCCTGGGCGTCCTGAAGCGCCCAACGGGGCAGGCGGCGCACTCGGAGGGCGTGGCGTAACCCGACTCGCGCATCCAGCGGCACCCGCCTTCGTACGGGCCGGTGTACACGCTGTTGATGGTGCCCTCTGCGCCCACGTCGTTGTAGGCGGCGTCGCCGAGCCAGCCTCGAACCAGTTGCTGCGCGGCTTCCTCGCCCTTCTGGATGCGCTTCATCATCATGGCAGCGTGGAAAGTCGTCACGTTACGCGTGCCGCGTGCCGGCGAGGAGCGGGCGATGTTCTCAAGGCAGGCCACCAGGCCGCCTTCCAACTCCTTCGCGATCTCGGGATCGAGGGGCCGCTGGCGCAGAGCCGTGATGGTGGCGATATCCGCATCCGCCTGGGCCTGTAGCGCGAGGTAGCGTGGCCGTAGACCCGCGTTCGGCACTGCCAGGGCTACCTCTATAGCCTCGGGGCGGTAGAAGGCCGCCCTGGGCTGTTCTGCGAGCTTCTGGATGGCCTTGATCGAGGAGCGAAGTTCCTTGGGCGTCAACCGCACCTTGAACAGGCCGCTCTTCGGATGCCTAGTGTTCTCAAGCCGGATGGTGCCGTTCTTGCGCCACAGCCCCTCGTCCACGCCGCTCAGATCAAGGTCGTGTATCAGCTCGCGGCCGAACAGCTTCCAAGTCGTCCACGCCAGTGACATCACGCCCTGCGCCTGCACGCCGAACAACTGCCAGGGCAGCGAGATGTCGAAGCCCTTGGAGCCGCTGAAGCGGATGCCGATGGCTTCCTCCGCGATGCCAAGGCTGAGGTAGTAGTCCACGACCTTCAAGGCCATGACGCGGCTGGCTTCCAGGTCGCCGTCGTGATCGATGTCAACGTGGAAGTCGGCGAGGTGCGGCACGTGCGCCACCTGCTCGCTCAACTCTGCGCGCCGCTCGGGGTCATCCTTGTCGAAGAGCGGGAACTGCGAACGGTAGTGCGCTATCTGGCCGTGTGAATCTTCGAGCGGCTTCTTGCTTACGAACGCCGCGTCGTGAACGATGCGGGTCAAGTCCTCGGTCTCAGCCCATAGGCCGCTGCCGCGACGGTTCTTGCCGCCCAGCATGACCTCCAAGAACCTGAAAGACCCGACGTAACCAGTCGGGTCCATTACGATCCTCTTGCTTGCCACTTACTTCTCCCCTCAGCGCCCCAGCCAACGAACTCGTGGTCGGCCTTGCGATGCCGCCTGCCGTGGCACGAATAACACAGCCAAACAACCTCAAGAGGTCTATCGTAATCTTCGTGGTGGCCGGTGATTTTCACGCCGATTGCGCCGCACTCTGAACACGTATCCGGCCTGATTATGCGGCCACTCTGGACAGCGTTGTTCAGCGCCTTCGTTGCCATGCGGTGCTTCTTTTTCCGAGCAGCCAATAGCCCAAGGCGCTTCTCTTTGTCCTTCTCGTATCTAGCGCGATCCCGCGCACGAACTAGGTCAGCATCGCGCCGGGCTACGTGCTCCCGGCGCTCCTCTGGCGACTTCTTCCTGTACCATTCGCGCATGTAGTTGGCGCGCTTGCACTTCTTGCACTCACCGCAGTCGCAACTCCTGGGCCGGCCCGTTTGGGCTGCGCCCCCAGCCGCGGGCATCAGCCGCGACCGGGGGCTTGGTCAAAAGGGAGGTCTTCCTCCGGGGGGAACTCATCGTCTTCGTACTCGATGGCCGCCTGCACGGGCGCGGATGGTCCGGTAGCGGGCGAGGGCGCCCTAGTGGCCTGCGCCAAGGGCGGCTCATCCCTCGTCGGCGCTGCCGTCGGCTCCGGCATGACCTCGGCGTGAACCGGCAGAGCCAGTCGCACGCCGTCAGCGAAGTCACCGAAGCGGCCATCCGCCGCCGCGCTCACCAGCGCCGGGCGACGGGCTTCCGACAAGGACGGGTAGGCGTCGCGTAGGCTGGTGGCGATCTGCTCCTTGGCCATCTCAAGGCCCTTGGCCTTAGCGAAGCCGTCGATCACCGTCAGCGTCTCCACGTCCAACTCGTCGCCGATGTCGAAGGCCAGCACCGGCTGGGGGCTGTCACCGAGCATCGCGGCTTCGACGTGAAGCCAGATGGCCGTCTCCGGCGTGCCGCTGCTGGCGAAAGCCTCGCCACCGAGTTGGATGCCGAGCTCCCACGGACGCGTCAGGAGCTCCAAGAGCACACCCTTGTGCCCCTCCGGGTCCTGGCGGCCGGGGTAGGACAGGAGCGTGCGGCTGCGCTCGGGGGCGTCGGCTGGGTCCTTGATCGTCACGCCGTACACGCTGGTCATGGGCAGGAAAATCATCGCCAGCTTGGGCTGCTCGGGGTCATCCCACAGCTCCCGCGACAGCATGGCCGTGGCCTGGTAGCGGCTGTTGCACTTCACGGTGTTCCTGGCGACCGTCTCGCTGCCGTACTCGATGCTGTCGCGCTGCCAGCCGTCCGGCCAGCGCGCTTGGCACGTCACGCAATCCATCGGGCCTTGGTGCAGCGTGCCGATGCCGACGCCGCCCTTGCGTGGGCCGACCGAATAGCACTCGCTGACGAGCTTGCCGGCAGCGTTCACGTAGCGCATGGAGCGGGTCATGGTGTGGTTCAGGAGCACCACATCCAGGCTGTCCACGCGGGTGACTTTCGGCTGGTTCTTCTCGTCGCGCTGGCTCGGATCGACGACCTCGACGAACTGCACGATCTTGCCGTCGCGCTTGCCCTTGGCGGCCCGCACGTAGGAAAGCGTGGAGAACTGCGCCTGCTTCAGTTGCTCCTGGGCGCGTTGAGCGTCCTGTAAGAAGCCGCTCAGCAGGGCGGGGGAAACGGGTTTGTTGGTCATGTGCTCTCTCCCTTTCTTGGAACAAGGCTAGTCTAGCAAACTTCGCTTACCGGCGTCAACCCGGATTGGGGTGGCTATAGGCCGCTCAGGTAGTCCATGAACTCGTGGTGGCGGCCCATCATGATCTGGTAAAGCTGGCGCTCGCCGCCAAGCGCACGCTTGATGACCGACTTCTCTCCGAAGTCGTGCAGCGCCGTGTGGCACTCGTGGCATAACAGCGCCGCGTTATACGTGCTGTACCTGCGTGGCATCGTGCCACTATACGCCGCCGCGCCGACCAGCTGGAAATGGTGGAACTGCTCGCCAGGAGCGCCGCAGAACAGGCAGCGCGAATACTTCTGACGCCACCAGTCGTAATAGAGTTGGTTGTGATGCGCCTTAGACATTGGCTCGAATCTCTTCGGCCTTGGCGCACAGGCGCGGGTAGTCAGCCATCGTCACCAGCGGGGCGCGCCCCCTGCGCGCGCTGAAGGTCACGTGGTCCTCGATCAGGAGCCAACCGCAGCCGGGGGTTAGCGCTTCGTAGTTCGTAATCAAGATCTCCAACTCCCAAGCCTCCAAGTCGCTCTCGTCACCCGGCCGACTGCGCCTGATGCGTGCCCCGCGATGCGTTCGCAGCCGTTCCCTGATGCGCCGCGCCGCGTGCTCGCGTTCGTACTCCTCGATGGGTGCCGTGCCCAAGGTGGCGGTGTAACGGAAGGCGCGACCGGCGCCTAAGTAGCGTTCGGTCGCGCCTGCCTTCGTCAGCCTATCCAGCGCGAAGGTGACGTACCTTTGATTGCCAACGCCAGCCGTGACAGCCTCGCGTATCGTGCTGCGCGGATGCTGTAGTATCCACGCGTAAACGACGACCTCGGCGTCAGTGTACGGCGCCATCGAGGGCTGCCTTCATGGCCTCTGACACGGCTATTATCGTAGTACGTCCGTCGTGCTCTTTCATGTACAGCAGCCAGGAGCGGCTGTCGCGCAGCGCTAGGATCGCCTGTGCCGCGTCGGACACGTGCTTCGTCTTGATGACGCGGTGGAACTCTCCCTCATCGGTGATCTGGTAGACCCCAAGGATGGCCCCCTCCGCAACGAAGAAGGGGGCTACTTGCTGTCGTAGAAGGCGCAGTACGGGCGGCGTGCTCACTCGTCACGCACCGCCCTGCCCCTGAACGCCGACTCCGTGCCGCTGGGCACCAGCGCGAGGTTCTTGCGCGTGAAGTCGCCTTTCTTGCCGTTGACCATCATCACGCTCATGTCAGCTGGCGGCCATTCGCCGTGGTGGATGGCCCAAGCGATCCGCCCACCCTGGGCGCGGTAGACCTGCCCACCGAAGCTGAAGTTCACGGCGATGTTGCGCCGGTTGTTGCTCTCGTGCCCGATGGGGCGCTCGGAGCCGTCGCGTTGCAGAGAGAGGATGCGGCCCTTCTTATCAACCCTCATCCTTCCGTCCTTGATGCGTTCCAGCACGAGCTTGTCGATCTGTTGTCTGTTCAGGCGTTCCGGTTTCATGGTCACCCTCCTCCCTATAGTATAGCGACTCGTACTCCTGGTCGTCAAGACGCGCACGACGTACCAGCTCTTTGAAGCTGATCCCGCCGTCCTCCTTGATGCGACGACCCGCGAACCCACGCTTCGCCATCGATCTACTGCGACAACTTCCTGGCACGCACCAAGCCGCCAAGCGTCACGCGCCAGGTTCCGTACCCGACGCGTCGCGCAAGGCGTCGCTCGCCGAGCCGCACCAGTGCAGTCTTCTCCGAACCCCACAAATCAACATCGCTCAGTGGGTCGCCGTACAAGGCGGTTAGGTGGCGCAACAGCCGCACCTCGGTGTTCGTCACCGTGCCGACCTCGCCGCACGGTACGCAGCCACCGCGTCAGCCATCTTGCGTGCGAGGTGCGGATCTTGCTTGCCCATGCTACGCAGCACGGCAGGCCAATCAACCACAGCTCCCCCATCGTGGGAGCCATAACGACGCACCTCGTTACGGGCTTCCCGGCACCGATCAGAACAAATCTTCGTCCATGGCGTGTCCGGTTGGAACTCGACGTAGCACTGAAGGCAACGTCGGCGCGGCGCTTTGCGAATAGCCGTGCCGCTCATCGCCGTGTCCTCAGCGCAATGGGGAGCTCGGGCGGCGATGGAAGTCCTTCACTGGCATCACGGGCGGCCGATCTCAGCCCGTACTCGATGGCTCCGGCGATCATGCCACGGTACTTGCGCGTCGCGATGCTAAGGGCGGCGTTGGCGAGGGCGTGGGCGAGGGTGTCGCGCCACGAGGTGCGTGTGGATCTGTAAGCCTCGACTAGGGCTTCTTGATCGAACCCTACGCGCTTAATGGTGCGCCTACTCACCGGCTCGGCCAATCGCCGACCAGCATGTAGGCGTCGCCGTCCTCGTTGGCTTCCAGCATCATGACGTCGTTCAGGGGGAGGCAGCGCCCGTCGTCCTGGCCTAGGTCGATGCAGATGTCTAGGCCCATGTCGCGGAACTCCTCGTCGGTCACGTCCGGGAAGTTCTCTCTCCACACTTCCCGGTACGCTGCGATGGCGTCCAGTAGCCCGCCGATGGTGGTGATGCGCTCGTCGCGCTTATCGCCGCTCATGGGCGCTTCTCTCGCGCGCTAGATTCTTCGTCGATGTGCTCGGCGCGGCCGCCGACCTCCGCGAGGTCGCCGTAGCCTTCGAGCTCCACGCCGTCGGAGGTACCCTCGCCTCTGCGGTGCAGCATGGCGGCGATGTGCTCCGCGTGCCCCTCGATCTCGCCCATCTCGTACATCACCTCTTCAAAGTCGTCCATCACCTGCTTCGTGAACTTGCTGGTGTCGATCTCGACTTCGTAGTACGAAGTGACCGCTACTTCAAAGTTCCTGATGCTCATTCTCGTTTCTCCCTTTGCCTTGCCTGCCAAGAACTCTCAGCTTCATCCACCTTGCCATCGCTGTATCCATCCCAATACCCTCTCCAATACTCCCCCTCACCGTTCTCAAAGACCCACATAGCGAAAGCCATCAACCCAGCCAGGGCCACGGCCGACAGCAACCCCCATATTGAGACGGTCATCGCTCGCCCCCAGCGCCTTCCAGCGCCTCCCTGGCCATCTCAGAGAAGCGCCAGTAGATGTCGGTGTCGTGCTCGGTGCCGCACCAATCCCTGGCTCCCACGATCTCCTTCAAAGCGGCTCGCAACCTATCGTTCTCAAGTTGCAACCTGCCGTCTTTGTATTGGGTAGTAGATGGAGTTTGCCAGCCGTACACAGATCCGACTGCGGTGGCGCGGCAGTCACAGCTGGGCTGCGTAGGGGCGTTGACCTTCTGACAACGTGGGCACACCCATCCTTGGTTCATGGCTCCTCCTTCACGCCGCGCTTGGTTCGCTCATGCTCGAACCAGTTTGGATAGTCCTTGGTGTAGTCATCCGCCTTGTTGCGGCGGCTAGGGATGTGCTCCACCGTGATGCCTGGCGGTATCGGCACGTCGCCGTCTATCCAGTCGCCGTAGACATGGGTGATCCCAAGCGCCTCGGCGGCGCTAAGCGCCTGCACCAACGCCTCGCGTTCGGCGTCCTGAGCTTGGCTTGCCGGCACGTTCCCCCTGGCCAATAGCAGGGTCGCGTTGCGCCCGTCCGCGAGAACGACGGCCCAACAGCCGAGGCCGTGGGCCATCGAGTACCCGCCGTCGTAGTGGATCACTCCACCCTGTGGGGTGTCGCTCATGCCCGCATCGCCTCCGACTCATCGTCGTTCAGCACCCAGAAGCGCACGCCTTCCACCAGCACGTCGAGGGGCACCATGACGACCGTGAAGCCTTCATGGTTGCGCTTCTCGGACCGTTGAACGTGGCGCGCGATTATCGGCAAGACCGCCGTCATGCGCGTGGCTGTCGCTTGCGCGAATATGGCGAGGTAGAACTCGGCGGCTGCCGGGTTCGTGGCTGCGAAGTGCCGGTACTCGGCGAGTATGTGTTTCTTGGTTATCAGGTCGCTGATGCCTTCCACCCTGTCGAAGGCGGAATCTAGGAGCACTGACACGTGATGGTGGTATTCGCTTGGCGGGGTGTCGTTCGGGACTGGTAGGGGGTGGCTCACGGCTGTTCCTCGGGCGCGGCGACGCGGAGCAAGGCTTCTTCAGCGGCCTCTTGCGAGTCGAACCACTGAATCTCGGAGCGCACAGGACAACCGGCGTCATCGAACTCTATGGGGACGTCAGCGGCGAATACGTCCGGCCCATCGTAGGCGGTGCGGTAGCGCACCGCGCCGTCGGCGTCCCCGATCTCGGCGTCGAATAGGTGGCGATCGCACCACGGTACGGTGTACTCCCAGTCGGTGGGGTTGTAGAGGTAGTCAGGCTGTCTATCCTGTCGTAGACACTCGTTCTCTGCCCTCAGTTCTGCCGCCTCGTCACGCGCCACGACAGGCACGCCCTCCGGTTCCTGGTCGATGAACTGGCGGCTCAGGTTCCGCATGGCCTCAAGCTGCTTGGCGACGGTCTCTTCCTCCAT